TATTAAAGTTTGTGCTGATTAACCGCAGCCATCCTATAACACGGGTTTGGCAAAAGTGGGGGTTCAGTAGTAAATTGAACCTTTGTGCTTCTATCAAACTTCGGTGCTAAAACGACCAGTAGTGCTTCTAATTCCCCACCTTCGCCAAGCCCGAAACCGTTAGGTGCAATGCCGTGACCGTCTCCGTCAGAACATTCGCAGTTGACTATTCCAGTCATTAAAACGCTTTTCTTGTTTCTCATAATATTCTTTGTCAATTTCAAATCCTATAAATTGTTTACCCGCCTTTGCTGCTGCTATTCTTGAACTTCCGCTTCCAACATGGGTATCTAAAATCAAATTTGCCTCCGCACAATAGTTTTGAATAATCCAGTCATAAAGTTTAATTGGCTTTTGTGTTGGGTGTATCGTTCCTCCTTCAACCATTAATTGCCCTCTATTAATCTTTACCCTTCTTAATGCCCGATTAAACGATGTATAGGCAAGCTCCCCGTCACTCATTGATAAGTCTTGCCCTTTGTCCCAAAATATCCAACCCCTTGAAGCGGGCAAGTATTTAGTAAAGTAATTTGCACCCCACACAATTTGATTTTTAGATACCCTAAACAGTTCGTTCCAATATTCCGCAGCGGGCGTTTCAGTATCCCATCCTTTATCAGCAAAGTGTTTGCGTTTGTGTTTTGGGTTCTTTGTAAAGGTTTCCGTTTGCCCGCTTCTCCCTATTCCGTAAGGCGGGTCAACAATTGCCACATCAAAGAAATTGTCAGAAAAGCGTTTTAATGCCTTAGTGCAATCTTCCAAATAAACCTCCGATAATGGCACTGCACCTAACATGGCATTGCCAAAAGCGGGGCTGACTTGCTCCGATGAAACTTTTGTATGTATATCAACTTCCTGCATCTATTTAACTTTTGTGCTATTAATCCCCGCCTTCGCAAAGCGGCAAAACGTTAGCAACAATTTTTCTGAAGCCACACGTACATATTATCTCTTGTCGGTGTATCACTTACACCCCATTTTAACGCATCTAACTTTATATGTTCTGGAAACATATTCCAGTATTCCATAATCTGTTCGTTAGTTAAATCTTCCTTATCTAATGCGTTAAAAATAACATCGTGTAAGGTGTTTAAATCATCTTGGTCAAATTCTACTTTTGTTAAATCAAATTTCATAATTAAAACTGTTGCTAACAAGGTATATACGAAATACCCTATTAAGGTTTTTACTAAATTTAAAGTTTTTGGTAAGGGTACTTCGTATATACCCAACCGTTAGCGGTAACATGGAATAAACGCAAAATTTCCTCTGCAATTTCTTCATCACTATTTCCGTATTTGAAGCCATCTGCAATTATTTTTATTATTTTCTTTTTCATCATTCTGCGTTTATTCCAGATACCGTTACTGGCAAGCTCTACATTTGTGCTTCGATTTAACATTTCGGTTCAGTTTTAAATAATTTTTTTTCCTCCCCTTTTAAGAACACAAAGAAATGAGCAATAACATCAACTGTCCATCCATTGCCAAGCATTCTATATCGTTGTGTATCACTTACGCCATCGGTATATCCAACAGGTACGGTTTGAAGCCTTTCGCATTCAGTTGGTGTAAGCCTTCTCAATCTTCTATCGCACATTGAAGTCAAAACGGCTTTCCCATTTTCATCACGATTTCTTTCTCCAGTAGCCAAATAAGCATCAGGCGTAAGTGTATTTGCTTTGTTGCCCATTATTTCACAAATAATATTATCTTTGGTTATGGCAGTTGTTAATGTATTCATCTTTTCAAAGTCAATCTCATTTATTTGTTTTTTCTGAAATGGAGTATGGTCTTTGCCTTTTGCCATACTTTCTTTCCGTAATTGCTTTGCCTCGTCTGTTCTTCCAAATTTTAAGCAGCCCTTTAGGTTTTCAATCAATGTTGTGCTGTTATCAATTGCCAATTGTCCGCTTTGATTTTTTAATGTGATTGTTCCGCTTTTCAAAGGGTCTATTTTTGCTTTTATTCCAAGAGTTGCAGCCTTTTCAATTCTTGCTAAAGCCTTTTCGGTTAAATAAAACTTATCAGGCACATTGTTATCTAAAACGTCTTGCAATAATATACCCTTGTCTTTTGGTTGTGGTATATCAGCCACCATATCGCCAAATAATCCATAAGGCTTTTCATTTATGTTTGTCCAATACAGGCGAACACGATTTTGAGCCGATACCAAAGCACTATTTATTTCAATAGGTGCAACTTTCATATATTGGCTAATAACTAATTCGTGTTCTTTTTTCATCCGCACATTTTCTAAAAAAAACCATTTCGGATTACACTCTTTAATCAATCTTACAAATTCAAAAAACAGTTTACTTCTTGGGTCTTCAAAATTCAATCCTTTCCCGGCAAATGAAAATCCCTGACAAGGCGAACCACCAATTATCAAATCAATCTTAGGTAAGTCCGAACCTTTTACTTTCGTTACATCACCCAATTGGATAGTGTTTGGAAAATTCTTTTGAGTTACTTGTATTGCATATTTATCAATTTCGGCAGCGTAATATTGATTTACTTTTATTCCTGCTCTTTGTAGTGCCAATTGTCCGCAGCTCATTCCGTCAAATAAGGAAAGAACATTAAGACCATCCGCACAAAAATTATTTAAAACTGTTTCCATCTTCGTATCAAATTTTGTTTTTAATTAACCGAGCCAGCCAGTAACACAGGTTTGGCAAAATGGCTTTCCGACACACAAGCCAACGCACAAAGCCACTTCGCCAAGCCCGATACCGTTATCTGCAACCGCCTTTCTTCGTAGCAAGTGTAGTGGTAACTTGAACGAAAAAAAGAAAACAATAATTTTTGCCAACGCTCCCATATTTTTTTCAAAAAATTAAAAGGTTAGTTCTTGATTAACTACTTTATTAAATCGTTTCGGTGCATCATTCATGTTCAGTATTGCCTGTTTAAAATAACTATCTTTTAACTCAATTCCTATTGCTTTTCTACCCATTGAAACAGGGCTGTAAACTTCCGAACCAACACCCATGAACGGAGTTAATACTAACTCATTCGGGTTGCTATAAAGTTCCACCAACCTATCAATTACATCAAGTTGCAGAGGGTGAACATGCTTTTCATCATCTTCCTCTTTTGAATCTCTGAATGGTAAAACATTGTCAATTCTAATATCATCCCATACACTACTTGCGTATCGTTGCCAAATCAAATGCGACATTTTATTTTCTTTTGCATCACCTTCAAACGCCATCCACTTTTTACGGAAGTCCGCATAATTGCCGTAGGTTTCAATGTGCGCAGGTAAAAAAGGAACTTCGCCAAAATATTCATTCAACCCGAAAGGATGTGTTACAGGCACTTCGTTTTCTCCGTCTTTAGTAAATATCAATACATAGTCGGGAATCGCTGTAAAGCAGCGTGTGGTGTCCTCAACAATAAATTTGTGCATCAGTGATTGAACCATTGTTCTCATTCGCACTTTCAAAGGTTCTTTCCAAATCGTAATTCTGTTACGATAATGAAAACCATGTTTCTCATGCAGCCTAATTATTTCGTGCGGAAAATCCCACAGAAAACTTTTATTGTCGTGTATGTCGGCGCAATGCACAGCGTTTATTCTCCCTGCTTTTGTAACCCTTGACATTTCCGCAATCAGGAAATCGTATTGCTCCAAAAACTGTTCTTTGCTTTCACAGTTTGAAAAATCATTTTCGGAACTGGAATAATTATACAACCCCGCAAACGGAGGGCTGTAAATTGCTAAGTCAATACTTGCATCAGGCAAAGTAGGTAATACATACATGCAATCTGAATTATACAGTGCATAGTTTTCTTTGATAACTTGTTCTTTAATCATTGCGTTTTAGTTTTATGAAAGTTGGTAATTGAATTTCTTTGTTGAACTCTTTTTTTACAATCTTAAAATCTGAATTTGTTTGGGCAGTCAAGTTTTCAAACATCTGAATTGCTTTATCTTTTTTCATCATCAAACTTTCCAATATTCGGGTTTGACCATCCGACAAAATCAAATCTACAATCACTTTTCTTTTTTGCCCGAACCTCCAAAACCTTCTTATTGCTTGGTAGTATTGTTCATAGGAGTAAGTAGGAAAGTATGTTGTGTGGTTACAATGTTGCCAGTTTAAACCAAAGGCAGTAATTGAAGTTTTGGTAATCAGTTTTTTTATTTCGCCTTTGGAGAATGAAAGTAAAATTTCTTCCTTTTCATCAATGTTCATTTTACCTTTTACCTCAATAGTATTTTTGTCCAGTTTAGAAATTAAATCTGCTTCATCATTTAAGTTCACCCAATAAACTGAAATCTCATGTTCATTCGCTTTGCTTACCGCAGCTTCGCAGCGTTCATGTATTGTTGCCCTCACTTCTGCTTTTATTTCAAAAAAGTTTTGTGCAGGGAAGTTGAACATTTGCGTTTGCCCATTTATTGAAATAGGGTTCATGTTGTTTACAATGGTTTGAAATTCTTGCAGTTCAGGTAAAATGTGCAGAGTGTCGCTAAATCCTAAATCGGAAGGTTTACGCATTGATACACTCCATGAAGAAATTCATTGCCAAAAGTTTCTTTCAGCGTGTGGTTTCAAATACATTTCATCACCGGCTCTTTTCACATCAACAGCGTTATTGTTTTTTTTGAAAAATCTTGAAATCATATCTGCATAGCCCATGTAACCTAATGCCTCTGAACTTGTGCCGAGTTCTAAATAATCATTCGGGCTTGGTGTTGCAGTAAATAAATATCTGTATTTCACCTTGCGTAAAAAGTTAGTGCATTGTTGCCTTATTGCTCCTTCAAAGTTTTTCAGAATAGAACTTTCGTCCAGTATTACACAATCAAAATCATGTGCGTTAAAATGTTCCAACCTTTCATAATTGCACACTACAATTTTAGTTTTGTAGTTGCCGTCTTTTGAGTAGGAAATATCATCTATCCCAAACTTTTCCGCTTCCTTAATAAACTGAAAAGCCACAGCCAGAGGGCAAATAATAAGCACAGGTTTATTAGTGTGCTGAATGTAATTTTTGGCAATAGTCAATTCAATAATCGTTTTACCTAATCCAGTATCAAGGAAAACGGCACAACGACCTTTTTTTATTGCATAGTTTGCAACATGCTTTTGAAAGTCAAACATTGCATCAGGAATAAAAGAAGGTTCTATTCCATAGTTCATTATTGAATGTTTTTTGCTCTCTAAAAATTCTGTGTAGTTCATATTGTAGTTTTTAAAATTGCCACCGCACCCCACCTTAAAAAATTATTGTTTTCTTTTTTTGTGCTTCGTAGAAAAGTTCACTGGAAGCAACTGTGCATAACACCGTATTAAAAGAAAGCGGGGGTTCGTGGTTAATTGAAGTGTCTGCATCTTATTATAATTTGTGGTAGGCGGAAGTGTAGTGCTTCTAAACCCCGCCTTCTTTAACTTTTTCGTTAGCGTAATTGTAACGCACCTTAAACAACTCATACGTTTCCGAAAAGCTACCTTCGTTTTTATCTTGCTCTATTGCCAATTTTTCTGACAAATCTTTATCTACTTCTACTACTCTCCAAAAATCCAACTTGCAACAATCACGTTCTGTTGTTCGGTCAAAGTTTGGTATATCTTCTTCTGTTTCTTTGTCAGTATCAAAGTATTTTGAACAACTTGGATTTTCTGAATACACGCCACCAAAGTCGCTATCACCTATTTCTTCGTGTTGAAAAAATTGGCAGAAAGAACAACTACGCATAACAGCACCTAAACAAGATGGCTGGCTTTCGTTTTCTAATGAAGTTTTATCCGTATTCATAATTTATTGCTTTTAATTAAGTTTCGAGGTATAATCAGCCACCTCGTTTAGCTGCAAAATTTAGCGGTCAGGCTAAAAGACACCCTGCTAATCTTCATCTTTGGTAATTTGAACATCTAAAAATTCATCATCGCTTTTGAGAATATCCATAAAATTTAGGTAGCCTTCAATAACCGAATATTGCTCTCTATCTCTTATTTCGTGCACATCTTCAAAATCCAAATCTTTGATTTTCTCATAATCACTTTCCGACATTTCAACGCTTTGTTCAAAGTGCATTACTTGTTTGCATTTAATCGTAACTAATACTTTTTTTTCTGACATTTTTTTGTTGTTTAAAATTGATACCCTTGTCAATTACTCACCGCAAAAACAGGTGGGGTTTCTCGCACGTCAATCCTAAAATCATTAATATTTAATTAAATCATCATCTAAACAAACTTTTTTATCAAATAGTTTACTTGACAAGAACTTTTCTGAGGTCAAATTCTTATTCTTTTCATAATATATTTCATTTAATTTTCTCCTGGAGATTTCTTTATCAAGCAACTGCCGTATGTACAAAACTAATTTTTCATTATTAAGATAAACATCCGGTTCCTTTCTTATACCCTCTGCTTTTCGTTTCAATTCATTCTCATATTCGCATTGACGACATACATTCTTGCGTCCATCTTTTGATCTTTTGTTGCGACCAAAAGAAGAATTATTTTTATTAAAATAACATTTTTTACATAATTTCATCGAATAATGTTATAGTATTAGGGTGTTTTTGATTCCAATTTCTTATTAAAGAATTCTTTCTTATTGCGATTGCTTCGGCTTTCGCATCAAGATATGCTACTGCTTTATCCAGTTTGGCTTTATTATCTATCAATGAATATCCAGATTCAGAGGATGATATTAAATACCCCTTATGAATCATTTCTTCTATCTCTTTTCTCATAGCCCGATCTGACAACTCAGGAAAATATAATCTCAAATAAGATAAAAGGATGCTTCTTTTAACAGAACCTTTTAAACGGCTTTGATTTGAGATAAAATAATTTATGTGTTCATGCAATAAGTTCATTATTATTAAAAAAAGCCGCCCCGGTTCCATACGTTCCCCGGCTGTTTCAGTGCGGACTACGAGGATAGCAAGCGGCCATTTGTTAATTCAATCGTGTTAATTGGTATATGGTTTTAAATATTAGGTTAAAATCCTTTGGAAGAAACAAGCCAAGATTCTTTTCTACAATTACCATCATTTGAAGGTGCGCTCTGGCTTGGTTTAAAGTTAATTTCTTTTCGTTCATGAGGCGTTCTAAATACCTCACTTGCGCCCCCGGTGTTAGTCCGGTCTTGATTACTAATTGATCTGTTATGGTCATAGATTTGTTTTATCCACTCATTAAATGGTGGTCGTTCTGTGGTTATTGTGTGGCTGATATTCATTATATTTTTTAGTTAAAAATTGCTAATGCCATTGCAAAGATTATAGTCATTGCAGATAATGCAATGAAGAATAAAATGCCCTTAATTATCTTCTTCATTGTCATTTCGATTTATTGCTGTCCCATGAATCAATTACTGTCTTGCGTGGTTCTGTCGGATTTCCAGATTGTACGTGATCTAATATTTTATTGAATACTTTTATTGCATCCTCCTCGTTAAATTGTACTGATCCGCCAATGAACCTACCATCAACTTTCGTATAGAAGTGTGTTGGTTTAGAGATGCTTTCTTCTTTAATTAATTCTACTTTCATAGTTTTGGGTTGTTTTGTTTATGTTTATGAAGTGGATTTTCTAAACTCGCTCATATTGTTGTTTGGTTATCAGAATGGACAATTATCGAGTGTCTTTTGCTTGCGTTTCGCTTCCGCTTCCAGAATCTTTGGCATATCCCGTTGTATCTTCTCCCTAAAGGCATCCCTAATAAACACCGTAACCTTCACCCGCTTCTTCCTTAAATCATCCATCAGTTTTGTATCATCTTTTGAGAACCTTATCCTTCTGGTTTCTGTCAAGAACTTCATAGTGCGGGTGCGTACATTTATTACGGCAATCCAGATTTATAAGCAATAAGCCTATATACGTTTTATCACATCACACCATTTACTGAAACATTCAGGGTCAACTACTTTCTTTGAACCTTTAGGCTTACTGCTTATAACAGCAGGTTGGCGTAATGCTTTGTTCAGTTTTTCATGGATAGGTGAGTTAGGGTGTATCTCTATTCCATCAGTCAGCAGTCTATCAATCTCTACTGTTATTTCCATTATTTTCTTTTCTCGTTTTGTCATTCTAATCAATTTTTGTTGTTAATAAATCGCACTACGCCAACCTGCGAACCGTTATCTTCCATTCTTTTTGGCGGACAAATCCACTTGTTGCCAATAATATCGTGAGTTCTCGGTTTCAAAAATTGAATCATTAATTATCTTTGTTACCCTACTTGTGCGATAATTGTCTATTACGAATGGTTTTCCTACTGTTGGTTTGTCTGGGAATACCCATCCATCTTCTATTATTCCTACTTTACATTCTCCTGCTTTCATTGAACTCGGACTGCTTTCAGTCCCTTCAATTTTTGTTAGTTTAATCTGTTTCATTTTGTTTTGTTTAAATCCGCCAAAAAGAACGAGAAGATAACAAGCAATTTGCGTTATTGCCTCTTTTTGCTTCGGGCTTCGGTTTATATTTATTTATTTTTCTCATTCGGTTTTCCTAATTGTGTTTTCTGCATAGGCAACAAACGCAAATCGCCAATCCGTTAAATGAAATAAAATTTACTTGCATTCTCGTTCCAAATAATCACGCAATTTTTTTTCGTCCTCTGGCTTAAACAGAAACTCGTCCCAATCTCCAAAGTTGCTTGTATATCCAAATGCGTATTTCAATCCCTTCCATAGTCGCTTAAAAAAGTTTCTGTGAGTTATTAGGTGCATTGTTACATACAAACTTTTTTCTTCTTCATCCCACCAAAAAATTGCTTGATGGCAGTATGAATGGCACTCGCATATAAATATCTTTTGTTCTATCATAGTCGTAAATTTTACTTCATTTAACATATTGTTTAACGCAAATTTTACAGGCAATTAAGTTTATCGGTAATCGGAAAGTTCGTGCTGATGCCTGTAAAATCAGCGTAAACAATCCACCGTTAGCACCAATTCAAATTTGCTTCTTTTGGCGAACAGCCGTGCGCTCCAATATTCCCTCTACATAATTTTTAAAGTTCGTTCCTTTCTTTATCGCTTGGATTGAAAGTAATTCAATCGCTTTTACTGTAAGGTGTATGTTCTTTATTTTCTTTTTCATTTTAATCTTGTAATTGTGTTACTGATGTAAATTCTTTTTTCAAAATATTGATTGCCTTTTTTACAGATGTAATATTTGCACACGCCCATTGTCCATTGTGCCAGATGGAAAATTTTCTTTGATTAGCATTTTCAAAATCAATCTGATAATAACCATCCTTCCAATCTTTCTTTGCGCCCTCGCAATTATATGTTCCTAATTTTTTCATGATTTGTTTTTTTAGCTTGTGTTGTTTTATACATCAAATATACTTATTATACTTGATATACACGCAATATGTTTCAACTATTTTTCAGTATTTTTGCTTAATCTATGCAACTGCTTGATAATCAAAGCAATAAATTTATGCAAACAGCCCGCCAAAAAAAGCAAATTTGAATTCAAGCCCTAAAGGGGGTGCTAACATTTGCGCTATGCTCTACAAACTCATAGAGCGCATCATCTACCCATTTTAAAACTTCTATAGTGCGCTCATCTGACTTCTCCAACGGCTAAAGCACGTTGGTAGTTCACGGAACAATAGACGAAATGAAATCGAGTAAATCTTTAACCGGCAATATGCCTTTGGCCGCTAAATAGACAAGCCCACCAACGCAGATAACCTCAACGGCTATAACATTCCAATTAATTTTCTTTGGTTCTCCAGTAGCTACGTCCTTACCGGTAGCTGATTCTACCCCCGAAATAACCGCGTTACCCAAAGGGAAGGACTTAGCCACGCCCTTCAAAAATGTTCCTGCGAATTTTAATACTTTCTTCATGTTATTTTTTTTAATGTTAATAAATAGTTGCTCTCTTTTATCTATTGCTATCTTTATGTGAAGGGGATATATTTGGTTTTGCCGTTTTCTTTAATTGCTCGAAGCACCTGTTTGCGGTTGCCATATTTATTGTAACTGACATGAACCCAAGCCGGTTGTGATGAATCGTTTGGTTCGGTAAATTCAAATATCAATTGGTCAAAAGCCGCTTTCTCTTTAATAGCCATAAACAAATCCTTGTTGTTAAAATCTGAATAGTGACATTCAATGTCCATAGCTTGGCCTAAACAATGCTGGCTCGTAGGGCTTCCATTGATTCTCTTATTTAACTCCGGAGACCTATAAAATGAATTGATGTGTATTGGGCTGTCCTTTCCGCGCTTCATGCTGACGTATTTCCGTAAAGGTTCAAATACCTTCTCGGCTATCAGTTTCATGTTTTCAAGATGTTCTTCCGTTGGAACATTGTCTATACAAAGTCGGATGGCTTCGGATGACCTCGTTGCCTCTGCGTAGCTTATATGCTCACTTATTCGATTCATTCTTCTTGCCAGATTTTCTTACTCCAACATAGGTTAATATTCCAAGACCGGCTCCAATAGACCAAAAGAATATTTGAATGAGCTGCATATAAATATTTGGTATTTCTACATTCAAAAAATAATGTGGTAACAAACTTCCGTTAATTGTTAGTCCAAAGGCCATTAAAATTCCTGCAATAGGATGTTTCATAAAAAATGAAAAAAAGAAGTTTGATGTATCACTATCTGGTATCATATTTTTTTATAGCAAATATATAAAAAAAATAAATCCCTCTGGCAAAAACCAAAAGGGATTTATCAACCTAAAAATAAAAATTACCGAGGCATTATCGTAATGGGACCTTGTACAAGATCGCAACTATACTTTGCACACAGGGCTTTCAGTTCTTCCATGAACTTTTTTGCATTTTCTTCTTTCTGTCTTTCAAGAATATCTTTTGCCTTTTTTATTTCTTCCTGATTTAATTCCATATGAATTGTTTTTTAAAACAAAGATAATATATTTTTCAATAAACCAATCCATCATTTTTTTTTGAACACCAGCATTGCTGCATCCCTCGAATGAAATGAACTTGGCTGATCCCACCTTGTCAGTTTTTTGAAATATTCAGCACTTACCTTTGTTTTGTTGTTTTTTGGCGCAACCAATTCATACGGACATAAAATATCAGTTAAGAAATCTTCCCATATAGATGCGTCTCTCTTTACGGAACCAACCCCCTGAAGCACTTCCCTTCCGGAATATTGAGGGATCCATTTTCTCATACGCGCATCTTCCACCCTAACCATTATATCATATCCATCGTGTAAAAACTTAACCCGATCCATTGCACGATGAATTTTTGTTGTTTCAATAGAAATGAATCTATCTTCTTGCGGCGACCAGATCGCTATGCCCGTATTAACTCCCGTGTCTATCCCTATCCAAAAATCTATTCTTTTTGCGGCTGTACGAACTATCTTGGAATTATTTGATTCCATCTTCTATCAATTTGATTAGTCGAATAGTTGCTCTCCTGGATTTGGAAGTATTACGCTTAATGTCTGAGCTGCCCATTGTAATAGTTTTTCAATAAGTTCTGAAAATTCTTCTTTTGTTAGTTTTGCTGTACTGCCAATGTATGAATAAACCTCGTCCGTTTTTTCATTAACAAGTTCTTTTTTTAAAAACATAAACTTGCATATTTCGTGAATTTCTTCCTTTGTGAATTCAGTGTGTTCTGACAAAATAGACATATACTTCCACCATAAATTGTTTTGACGATCTGTACGACGTGTCCTATCGGAAATGGTAACGATAAGGTTTTTACCTTCTGGATATGATAAAATTGCTGATTCAAGTTTATGCACATTTGAATATCCAGATTCACTTCTCTGCAAGAAAATTGTTTTTATCATAATATATTGTCAACAAAATACTCTGAAACATTTTATTTCAATGCAATGAAATCCGTCGTCTTTAATCTCTTGCGTAACTCATCTGCAAGCGATCCGGGAATGGTGTGACCGCTTAATATCTCATCAAGTACGGCATCAGCTATTGCTGATGCACTCATATTTCCTATAATGTTTCCTGCTGTACCCGCACCATAAGAACCTGGTAATGATGTTAACCAGGGGTCTCCGGCCGTACCGGCCGCATTTAACGCATAACCCATTGATCCCGGAGAATTATAATTTGCCGTTAAAGCATTCCAAACCCCATCTACTAATTGTTGTACGTCGGCTTCTGATTGATTAACATATATTGCAGCCGACATAGATAATGTCCCTCTCAAGTTTGCAGTAGCTGTTGATGTTCCCGAAAGGATAGAGTTTATGTAAGCAATCAAATTCAACCCTGCTGTTAAATTGCCTGTTCCATAAAAACTTGAAGCAAGCGCAACAACTCCTACAAGATTTGCAACCGTTATAGTTCCGTTACCAGATAACGAAGACGCAAGTTGAACTATAAGTGATAAATTTGAATTTGTAATTATGCCCATCCCGGAAAGAGCAGCATCACATCCTTTACCCATTGACAAATTTGTGACAACTTCACTTTCCCCTTTTATGGTTGTTGTTGAACTTAAAGATGCTCCTTTATTACCTAAAATTATAGAATAGGGCGGATTTGTACCTGTCGGAAAAGAATCCCTTTTTATTGAGTTATATGTTCCTTCATCTTCATATTGAAATTTGACATAGTAACCCCTCATTGTATGAGGGGATATGTAAAAAAAAGGATTTGTTACGCCACTATGATTATGGCCACAAATTTGGTTTACATAGGAATAATTTCTAATCAACATTATTGCAATCGTATCGCTTCGGCTATTTCTTGGCTCCCGGCAAGTTCTGCTATCTTAGCGTCCATTTCTTTCTGAATAGCTATAAATTCTGCCATTATCCTAAAGGCATCCCAATTTTCTTCTATGGCTTTTTTAGCCATTTCTATATATTCCCTTTTCATCTGCTTGTCGGCAAGGAAATCCCTATCCCTTTAGGGCTTCTTCTTTTTTTAAATGGTTAATAATATTTTGTTGCATAATGTTTTTAATCGAAAGAATTCCTCGCAGCTCTGCTGCGGGGTCATTCATTCTCTCCAATATTTACTGTTTTATTTAACCCCATATAAAGTTTAATTGTCCTGAAATAGCCGAAGATGCAGGTGTTGCTACACCTGAACCCCATGCGAAATATATTGCCGCCCCATCATATATCCGGGGCATAGATGGATATTCAAACATGAAATTTCTCTCCGATGCTAATCCCAATGTTGAAATTGGAAAGCGTCCGAGTTCTTTTATTAATGCAACCGAATATTCACCACTCACATAAGAGGATGCGTTTTGTATTGTGTTTATTTCAGCAATACCCGCATCGCCGCTTTGCAACGGTACCATGTAATTATACTTACCCGTTCCAGTTGCGCCTGTGTACAGAATATGACTATTAGATGCAGCAGATTTTCCTATTGGTAAAACTGTTGGAGTAGCTCTTGATGTGACTTGCTGTGAATTTGTGTACCCAAGCGATAAGTTTGGTGTGGCCGCCCCAAGCGCTGTTGCATTTGAATTGAAAAATATTGCCTGGACTCCGGCTCCATTAGTATATCTGGGTAAAAGCCAATTCAAAGTATGTGTTCCCGATCCGGCATCCGTAATGTTGATAGGATTTGAATCAATAGCATTACTATAAGAAGCCGCCAATTTATATGTGCTATCTGATATTCTTATGTAATAATAATCTGTTGCTGTGGATAATCCAGCGGGTAGTGTTCCGCTTGTTGTACACCTGCACCTTGTGCCGGTCAAAATATTGCTTGGAATACTTGTTGTCGTAGTGTGCGTTAAAGTATCTGTTCCCGCATCTGCTGTAAAATTTGCAGTCCTGCCAAGAGTGTTTGTAGTTGATTGGGCAGTTGTAGTCGTGACAGATGTTACACGATAAAACCCAATTACATCTAAAATAACTAATGTTCCTGGTGCCATTGTTGCCGCTGCCGTAACAGCATGACCGCTTAGTAAATATTTGTAGTATGTTGGCTGTACATTTCCACCATGTTGCAATGTTCCTGCATTTGATGTTGTATCTTCTACGGATTGAAATGCAAGATTGGTGCCTGTATTGAATAAAGCATCAGCGGGTGGATTACCTGCTCCCCTGAAAAGGGTATGCCATTCATTCGCAACCGCTGCTGCTGTTGGATTAAAGTTTTTACCGAAAGGTGCATTCCATGTTTGTCCAAAAGAAAGAGCTTGTATAATTTGATCGTTGCTTGAAAATCCAGCCATATGTTTTTATTTTTTTTGTTATGACCATATTACTTTTAAATCACCCATTAAAACAGTTGTACTTAATGATGCTTGGGGTAATACTATAAAATTTAAAAAAGCATCATCATATATTCTCTGAAGATCGGATGTCGGAATAAGATAATCCTTTTCATAGGGCACAGCTATTGTTCCTGCGGTGGAAATACCTCCCTCTCTAAAACAAGTTTGAACAATAGGTTTTACTAAAATAATAGAAAATAATCCTACATCTGTGCCACTAATCATAGTAACAGATTCTACGGCTCTTACACCGCTATCCCCTGATTGAAGTGGAATCATCCATCCCGCACTGTTTGTAACAGCTCTATCACTATTGGTTATTGATCCTATAAATGTCGCCGAATTTTGGGTACAAACTTCACTTAATCTCCCAGTTACCCCGTCCTGATTAGTGTATTTAACCTGAAATGTTTGTCCACCTGTTCTTACACCCGTTGTTACTGCCATCATTTGAACACCTTTACCATCCGAATATCTTGGTAATGAAACAGTATTAGTCATAACTTGTTCGTCCGTCGTTCCATCATCAATAGAAGGATAGTATAATAAATAATCAAGCAATATGGCATTCATAGGAGTTGCCTGAGTTGTATTTGTTGCTTTAGATGCCGTAGTTATACCCCTTAAATATTTGTTTTGTGGACTTACATTTGGGCCATGATATAATCCGCCGTCAGAACTTTGTGTAATAGCTTTTGATACTAAAGGAGCCGCATCAAACCAATATTTTGGCGTTGGCATACCCGGACTCATTGATAAATCAAACCATATGCCTATGGTTGTAATTTGTGATGGCGTTTTTCTCCAAATATAATTCCTCGTCTTCCCGACTAATTCACAATCGACAACTTCACTTATGGTGTTTAAATAACCCATTATTTTTGTTTAAGATCACTTTTTCCGTGCATTTCCCCCTCCATTTCTAAAACAATTGTTGCCGGAGTAACTCCATCATCCTTTGTGCAATTACACGCTCTGACAGGAATTGGTAAATCTTTTACCAAAACACCCTTCCCGCATTTTGAACATTTATACATATTTTTTGTTTTTTAATCTTCTGTTATTGTTAAAGCGGATGCGGCAAATTGCGGCTGAATACCACTTGACACAGATCGAGAAGCAGTTAATGCTCCACTATAAAGTATTACGGATGCTCCGGAAGATAACATCCCGACACTAACATGAGTTATAATTTCAGAACCTCCGGTGCATTCTGGAAATTGAACTAAAGCTGTATTAGAAACTGAATTTCCAGATACTGTCCATCCACCAACCGTCCTTGCAACCCCAACCCTTGCATACGAAGTGTAAGTACATTCGTTTGTGGTTTGGTCTCCTGCCTCCCCCGGATCAGCCGTATGTAGCGCAAGATATAAGCTGCCGGCGGTAGCTGAATTTTGTAACCCTGCGGCATCCCCTATATTTGCTATATCCACATTGTTAAACAAGAGTTGCAATAAACTGTTTTCAAATGAATTACTTTTTGACATGATGTTTTATTTTTACAAAGTTAATTATTTTAGGAATATGTGTAGATAGCCCTATTGTTCCAAATATTATCAAAATATCCATTCCCATCTGCCCATTTTATATTAGTTCCAGATGATGTATCCATCTTACTTATTGACCATACCGCCGACGCAGTAGAACTGCCGTATATTGCTTTGCCTATATATGTTACCGTAGAAGATGCTTCATCAATTAAAGTAGTTAAATTATTTGAACTTATCATAAGATTAGTAAGTTTCTCATAAAGGTCCTGATCACTGGTTGGGGCCACCCCATTTACAGAATCTACTATACTTAATGTATTCCAATATACGTGGATCTTAAAATAACCTTCTATGGTTATTATTACCCCCCCGTCCGTTTTGTATTGAAAACCATAATGATCCTTTTTCGTTGTGATACTTTTCGTCTTATATTTAGACGAAAAATCATTAAAATCTATACGAATGCTTGAATCTAATGATTGTATAACAATATTAGCCATATCAGTTGTCTATTAAATAAGCTGTGAACCCTGCCGTTACATCCACGTCGGCGGTATTGGATATTGCCTGTATCTTAACAATGGCCGGACCTGGGATAGTATTTGTAATATCAATTTCATTGATTATTCCAGAAGATCCTTGATTCTGTATTTGCATATTTAATCCATTTACAAAACCCAATCTTTGTATATTTGGATTGAAATTTATTCTAAATTGGAGATCAACCCTTGTTCCCCCCGCCGAATCATTCATGTAAGCAAAGAATGATTTTATGTATAAACTCTGTGTTGACGGTATACCATATATAGCCATTTGCGTAGTCCCTGCATTAGCATCTATTTGAGCTGTAATCGTACCATCTGTTACCGCAGTAGCCCTTATAATCCCTCCATTTATACCAACCGACGTAGTAGTTGCCTGCGCTACGGCCGTCATTCTGTGAATGATCACATACGAATTGACTGTTGGAACGCTGGCCACACCATTTAGAGTAACAACTTCACTTATCTCCTTTGACGACCATGATGTAAGTCCATATACAATTACAGAAACTGCGCCGGTGCCCCCTATATTATCATTGGCAGAGGTTGATGTTATATTGTGTATTCTTGCCGTTGTCGGCGGAATCCATATTTGTTGCGTAGGGACTACATCGCATCTGCTCCATATATCCGATATAGTTGTTTGAACTCCATCTGGCGCACGGCCAATCTGTGTGACGGCAGTTACGCCTTGTACTAATCCTTGAGAAACTAAAAGATTGTACTCCGTATTATCCCTATAACTTAATCCAGCACTCATGTTATTTCAACGCCAAATATGTTTACTGATACGCTTGCCCCCGATGAGTACGCTCTGATTGTATCCCCCGCACCAAGAGTAATCCCTAAAGTCATATCATAAGATGTATTCTTTGGCAAAGATTCTTCATATCTTATATATTGTTTTCCGGTGTCTGCTGATCCACTAATAGCAACCGAACACCGGAAAGTTTGCTTTGCGCCTGATCTATTGGTAAAAGTGATAGTACTTACAACCGATTGTGTAGATGCTGGTACGATGTACACATCCGTTAAAGTGGTTGCCAATAAATCAACCTGTCCTAATATCTTTCTTGTTTCTGTCATTTTACATCCCTCCTAACATTAAAATATTTGCGTATTTCGTTTCTGCTCCTATGGCTACATTGCCGGCGAAGGTCAATCTGCCTTTTGAATCTACCGTGAATTGGGGTACATTGGATGCGTTACCATAAGTGCCGGGCGCAACTGCCGTATTTGCTAATGTTAAAGCCCCCGTAGAATTTATCGTAGCATCCCCGCTCATAGGAACGTCGGTGGCTACATTGGCCGCGCTTCCTACAAATATATGATCTTGTGTCAGGGATGTGGAAATAGAACCGGAATTAACCGAATTTTCTATTTCATTCTGATTGGCAACGATCCTTTCAAGATCAGGAAGTATTATTTTTTTAATGTCCCTCCCTGTAACTACTCTACTTTCAGAATAATTACGAAAGATAGCAGTTAACAGCGACTTGACATTAAATGACATTTATCAGGTGTTGGGATATTTTTGGGCAATGAAGGCATTAATTGCCGTCATAACCTCTGTATTGACCTGACTTACGGTTTTATTCGCGTAATCGGCAACTTGAACAGTAATGTTATCTCCGGCAAGCATTCCGTATGAATCTGGAGTACCTACCACTCCAGTTAAAAAACCCTGATTGATTGTAGCCGACCCGTCATCATTTAGAGATACGGCGGCTGGCATTGTTTTTTTGAGTTCGTAGTTTGGCATTGTTTTTATTTTTTATGTTATATGACTGCCCTGCCTATTTCTCGCCATGCCTGTGTGCCTCCAATTTCACTTAGTCGGAGGGTGAGCGTATCACCCGCAGTGGCTGAAAAATCAGCCGCTCCGGCAAGCAATATTACTGCGGTATTAGCCCCGCCTGAAGTATTATGTTTAACCGTTGGCGTAGATGCAAAGAGCAAGGTAATAATTGCTCCATTTTTCCATCCTGTTATGGTAATGGCATTTATTTGTGTTGTACCTGTAATTTCAAAACAATTTCCGTCAGACCCTAATGTAAGATCATTAGCCGATGCCACATCAGCCCCCTGACTTTCCAATACCCTTCCATCAAAATTACTTGCACCCCCCTGAATCCAAAATGAATATGAATTGGTTATGGTAGCGTTTGTACCTGAAATAGGAGAACCTGAAATTGCAAATGTGGCTGCATTAGTGATTGTACTTGCGCCTACAAAACTATAAGTAGGAGCTTGTATAAGAATTTCCCTTTGTGTTGTAATAGCTCCGGTAGCCCATTGTTTCGTGGCGGAAAAATTAAAATCAGCACCTATATCTTCTGTGCTGGCTGTCATAGAGGTGTGTGCCCCCCCTGTAAGATAAAATGCTTTTGGTGTGCCAGACGATTCGGCAGATTGCAAAATATCTAATGTAGATGAAGGAGAAGAAACTCCCACCCCAATACGCCCATCATCTCTTACATAAAGTAGTGGATTAGATGAACTATTGTCAATTTTTAAAGCATAAGTAGCAGAAGTATTACCCGAACTTTTTACAGTCAACCTTGTGCCTGATACTCCAATAGTACCAACTCCCATATCTCCAGTAGAAATAATAGAATGGTAATAAGTAGTTAGGTCAGAATTTCTAACGCTCCAAGTACCCACCGGAGAAGAACCTATATCAACCACTGTGTCTTTTCCATGTCCTGAACTTATCAGTGCTAAATTAGGATACGGAGTAGCTGTCCCATAAACTCTAATGCTAAAAGTCGTAGATTCATCGTTATTGAAAACGGCTATGACACTGCTTAAAGTGCTGTCTCTTTGTTTTACTTTTAGAGAATTTCCTGAATTAGAGGTTTCGAGCAAAAACCTTCCTTCATAAATGTGAAGCCTTTCTGAAGGCGAACTTGTCCCTATGCCAATAAATCCATCATCTCTGACAACGAAAGCATTGTTTGAACCCGTTGAATTATCGACTTTTAATCCATAAGTTGCTGAAGTATTACCTGAACCTACTACATGAAGTTTTGCGGATGGAGTAGTAGTATTCATGCCTACATTGCCATCATCTCTTACCACCAGAGCATTGTTTGAACCCGTTGAATTATCGACTTTTAATCCATAAGTTGCTGAAGTTGCACCTGAACCTACTACATGAAGTTTTGCGGATGGAGTAGTAGTATTCATGCCTACATTGCCATCATCTCTTACCACCAGAGCATTGTTTGAACCCGTTGAATTATCGACTTTTAATCCATAAGTTGCTGAAGTTGCACCTGAACCTACTACATGAAGTTTTGCGGATGGAGTAGTAGTATTCATGCCTACATTGCCATCATCTCTTACCACCAGAGCATTGTTTGAACCCGTTGAATTATGAATTTGCAACCCGTAGGTAGAAGATGTGGTTCCGGAACCTAAAAAATGCCCCGTTGCCGAAGGGCTATTAGTCCCAACCCCTAATCTGTTATTTGTGTTATCCCAAAATAATTTCGTTGCATCCTGTTGTACTATGTTACCAGAACCTTCAAATATAATTGCTCCAACTGTACCAGAAGTGATAGGGGTAGCACCAATTTCTATTTCGGATGCCCCTATCTGTATAAAGGTCAAATTCGTAACCCCAATAGTAATAGGCGCATTGGCTGAAAGTTCCCACACCGTATCCGCATCCGAAGCCCCTTCAGCCACCGATATAATCATGCCGGCCACCACCTCTGCGCTTTCATCCATATCCGTCGCCCTTGACCATGCCCCAGCCGCCGCTACATACACTCCATTATCAAAAGCATTTGTTTGATTCTTTACAAGAATCCTGTCGCCTGCCGTCAATGCACTACTCCAATCCCCCCCCCCCTGAACTCCAAGACCGGAAAGCGTGATATTAGCCGTAGTAGTAAATCGTGCCGGATCCAAAATAGGCCCAGACCCCATCTCGTTATTTATAGCATCAATAATAGATTTCAAATCATTGACAACATATTTCTGCATATCATGAGCAGTTATAATGTTGTCCCTGTTTACTGTATTAAATACAGACGACCTTAAAATGGAATATGGTATTGACATAATATCTCTAAGTTAAGTTTACTATTTCTTTACATGGTTCAGAACATAATGTTTTCAATTTCTCAAGTATAATTTCAATATCATTATTTGTAATACAATTCTTCGGTTGAATTTTTGGCGCAATACCCCCCTGCAACGAAAGAACAGAAGGCGTAATAACCCCAAAATTTGTTCCACTAACCAAAATAGACACATCATTATCTTCATCATAATTTACCCCAGCTAACACTACATTGTCCCCGTAAGCTATTGCCTTGTATTTATAGGAATCCGGGTATAAATTATTAATGTGATTTACTATTTCAGTAGCAAAATCTTCCTTCGTTGCAGCCGTACTATTTAAGGCATAAGTCGCATCCCCTATTGTTATGCTTACCATTTTTAATCCACCGCCTACCGATGTTATAATAAACATATAGGATGCCTGACTCCCGCCTGTTTTCTCTCCCTCTGGAGTTATTCCAACCAATGCACCAATGTGATTTATCATTGTCTCCGCCTCATAAAAATAATTTTTACAATCCTTTCCGGCAATTAATGAATCAATGTACTTAACCCCCTTCTTGGCCGCACAACAGTTGACTATCTTTAATCTTGTCTGAATATCTGATGACGTAAGCAAAAGCTCACGGTTTGCGTATTCCTCCCCGGATTCATTAAGCTCTGCCAATGGGTTAATGTATATAACGCCAGTACCGTTATGATCCCCAATTACCCTTTCCCCAAGTTCAAATGTAATACCCCTTGTTGCAAGTGAAGCGTCATTATAGGAATAGGTCTCGCCATTATCAGCAAGCATCGTCCCAGACGTAGAAGATAATACCCCGCTAATTACACCATAAACATTTGTATTGCCGGGAGGAGGTGCCATCTTTATTGCTCATAATAAAGCGATACACTTCCAATATTTATGCTCTGACTTGTCGGGGCTTTTACCTCAATGGCCAAGATAGCTCCGGCAGATGGCATAATACTTTGACCCGTATCCGTCTCTATATTAATATTCGATGTACTGGTAATATTCGTATTTTGATACACAACCGTATTAGTTACTTTGTCACGTATCCTGAATGAACCAGTCCCTCCGCTTACCCATACATTGTATTTTAAAGCATCAAAGGGGTCGGCCATAGACGTTGAAAATACAATCTCCTGAACCGTACTGAATGATACGCTATTTGATGTGACATATGCGGACCCGCCTTCAATACACGAAATGGCTATAAATGCAGGTTTGCCAGCAGGCCCAGTAGGCCCAACCGGCAATCCTAATTCATTGCAATCATCACAACATCCGTTTGACATGGTAATATTATTTTAACCGCATCCGCAGTTGGTACATAATTTTGTTAAAATATCAATATATTTCTGAATGCTGTTTAAATCGCCACAACACTCTGCCGCTTTTAATAGATGGTAAAATGCAGATACCTTCCTGAATTTATCCTCTAATTCCATGCAGGAACAATTACAAGCGGCTACTTCAGCGGATAATTCTTTCACGCAACAATCAATAGATGGATGAAATGATTTGTATTGGGTATTAGTTAGCGTATATGGCGTTCCTCCATCATCTCCAGTTACTGTATAAATGATCTTGTAAATTCCATCTGAAAAACTCTCTGAATCAATAGCGTCTGTCGCATCCACATCTACTTCCCCTCCGATGTCAGACGGTAAATCAGAAAATACACTAAATACAACTGCATCCCCAAATATGCCATCCGATGCCCGCATTGATGTAGATAAAGTAGCCGTTAAAGCCGTAGAAATGTCATGGTTAGGCGCACCCCATCCGCCTGTATTTAATGAGGAGTATTGCCCCGTTTTGTCCTGTGCGATTAACTCTGTACCATCATCGGACAACGAATAACATATTTTTAATGAAATAGCCACTTTATGTTTATTTTAGCAAAGTTATAAATTATTGTACATATTTCATCAATTATTGATTAATTTTTGAACATTATTTGTATCTTTTCTTTATCTCATCCAAAGTTAACTCCGGATTCTCTCTCGAAAATTTCAACATCTTCTGCCCCTTTATAAACGTACTTGTCATATCTTTTGCCCTTTCATGTTCAATCTGCTTTTCATCAACAGCTTTTTGAATTGACTTTTTGAACTTCAATATTTCATCCTCATCATAAATTTTTTTGTATGAATTATCAAGCATTTCATATACTATCTTAGTATCCCTGTATTCTGACGGCTTCCCATAAAATGTACGCGCAAAAGGTATATTAGACATTTTTGGAATATCACCTTTTGCAAATTCATACGTTCCATTCAATACGTTCATAACAAACCTGCTTAACCCCCCCCCCATAAAATCAATAAAATGATCCAATATTTCCGGAGATATATCAATATACCCAGCTTCGGTTTTTGTCCCCCCAGTTACATCATTTAACCAATCTGTAACTTCCTTAGATAAAGGACGTACAGAACTAAAATATTTTGAACTTTCCTTTGTGCCAGGTTGAAAACCTTTTGTTTCAGGAATAATAGGCGCACCTCTCCAATTTTTATTCTCCGATAATTGAACAAGCGGATCTGTAATTGTTGGGCTTATCATCTGCGATAATGTCGGACTACTCAAAGGATTGAAAGCATTAGATATGGATAAAAATATTTTCTTTATACCTTCCGACACATCTTTTTTCCCTGAAATCATCTCATAAATAGAATCCCCCATTACCTTGAATATATTATATCCATACGGTAACGGTATCTTTATGTAATCACCATCAGTCTTCATAATGATAATATTCCTTTCTTTTATAACATCATCAATCTTGTCATATTCTTCTTCGTTAATTAAACTATTCATATAATTCATCATCATCGATCCCGCCACTCCAGAAGCCACAAGTGCGCGTGTTTTCTTTGACTTTCCAAGAGCTAAAAACATCCTTGCATTTCCCTGTATTCCTGCATTGGCAAATAGGTATAGAGAATCCATAGCCGCACCTAAATTCCCCTTTTTCTCAAAATTTACAGTAAGATTCTTGGCCAGATATGCGGCTTTCATAGGGCTTACACCAGCATCACGCGCAGCTTTGTATGCTGAAACCCTTACTGACATTTCTGCAACCTTTGATGCAGAAATGTAATAATCAACAATTGAATTAAACATATTTGCTGCGTTGTCAGCCGTCTTATTACTATTATATCTATTTATTTTTTTCTCTATTTTAGACGCATACTCATTTATGTCGCCTATTTGCAACCAACTAATATCCCCACCTTCATCTTTCAACTCCTGAACAATATCAGACCATTCGCTTTTCTTACCCCTTTCATTCTGCCATATTCCTTTTGCGGCATTTGGAATGTTTTTTACCGTATTCCTCTTTATCTTATCAATGTCCTCCGCACTCAAATTCCCCAACGCCGTTTGTATATCACGTATAAAATTTGATAATACAAATTCTGGGTTTAATACCGTATTTACATTCCTTAAAAAGGAATTTACACTTTGAAGTATTGGGACGCCCTTCACTACTCCAATTCCTTTCATGGCTTTTAGCAACGCCGGATCTGATATTTCAATAAGAACAGGTTTACCATCTATCTTTAACTCAATTGAATTCTCTGATAATTTAGGGTCGTAATTTCTATACACATATTCAACCTCCCCGTTTTGGTTTACTTTAACATTATATTCTGGTTTCCGAATCTTAAATATAGGTTCTCCTACTTTTTCAGCAAATCGCAGAAAAGTTCGATTCGTTCTGTTTTGCTCCGACCTGATTATGCTTTTCTGATAGTTAAACAATGCAGCAAATACCGGATTTATCCTTTGATCCGAACTATACAAATTACTGCCTTTTGCCCTGTAAATATCTTTTCCCTTCAAATCAATTGATTTTCCTTTTCCTAATATCTTACCTTCCATTTTCTCACCCACAAGAAGCGGAACATAATGCTTATACCCATCTTTTATTTCATTATATGCTTCTTCTGTAATTAAACCAGAATCTTTTAATTCTTCAAGATTCTTATCAATTACTTTCTCCCTGAATTCATTTGCGTACTTTTCTAAATAAGCTGTTTTCCCGGTTAGTTCATATTCCTGCAAAATTTCTTTTGCCTGTTGATTAGTCATCCCAGACCCCCCATCATCCATAAGCATTTTCTCCAATTCTTTTTCTTTTGCATTCAATCTTGCTTCTTGACGCGCCTTTTCTTCAGGGTCTTTTATTTCATCTATCTCTTTACGCTTTTCTTCTATCTTACCCTTCTCTGCATTATATTCTTCCCTGCGGTCGGCCGCTACTTTTGCGTTCCGTTCTGGTGCGTGTTTTGCGTACATATAAAGCCCAATATCTTCTGCATCTACACCTTCTTCTTTTGCTCTTTCAAACAATGCCTTTTCGCCCTTTGCTTTAGATTTTACAATTTCATTCTCAAGGCGGTCTAATTTTGCTTTTATGCGACCTACGGTTAACTCATTTGCAACCTCCGCATTAATTTCATCATATATTTCAACTCCCGTTTTTTCAAGTGCTTTCTGTGTTTGCCCTAACCTGTGAAATCTATTCTGAAATGCGGTGGCTAACTTATCAACCCACGTTTCCTCTTTTAATTGTATAGATGGGTTTTCATTATCGTATTTAATTTTTTCATTAGCTCTTTTTATCTCTGCCGCCTTTGCATCCTCTTTTGAATAGAACTTTCTCTTAACAGACATCTTTTCAAAAAATTCAGCCGACACAACAAAAGGATCATATCCTTTGGTTTGATTATACGCATCATCCCATGCCCGCTCAAGAAAATCATCTACTCTACGGCCTATATGATCGGCAAATTCTTTCGCAGAAACCACTCCTAATTTGATAGCATCTTTGGCTGCTTCTACAAGTGCCACATGAAAATCATATAGCTTCTGCGCCTCCCTCTTTGGATCGTGGATTATGCCCAATTCTTCATTGAATATATCCTTGAATTTTTCAGAAAGAATCCTGCCAGATTCCTTTAGCCGTTCTTGGGCAAGTTCTCTTGCGCTTTTTGCGCCTTCAATTCCTTTAACTTCTTCCAATTTTTCGCCCTCACCAAGAGGTTTTTCGCCTGTAAGTAATGGGTCTCTTTCTTGTTCTGCTCTTTCATAAATATATTCTTTTATGGTTTGTAATTCGTCTGGATTAAATATCAAATCATTCTGTTCTTTCCATGCTTCAAAAGTTTCCGGGGTGACTTTATCCGCCTCTATAATATTAGATATATCTGGAACTTTTTTCGCCTCTATTTTTTCCTCTGGAGTGAGTTCTGATACATCAGACCTCTCTTTCTCCAACATTTTGCGCGCCTCATTTAAATTTATCCCGAATCTTTCGGTCATTCCTTCCGTTTCTCTTAACATCGGAATAAATCCTTTTTCTATTATCGGCTTTATCTTCTCAATCAATTTCCTTGCAGGGACAGAATTTTTACCGGCTTTTATATCCTTTATGGCTTTTGTTATTTCATATGTACTAAGTTCAAAATCCGGACGTGCTTCATATACCCTTCCCGCTAAATTAAACCATCCTTCTTCAATGATTTGCTTTGCATTGTCTATATCCTCTTTTTCATAAACTTCATCCAATGTCTTTCTTTTTTCAACTGGAATCTCTCCCTCCTTATATTTAAATTCTTCAAGTACGAATGGAACTGTTTCAGATGTCTTTTGCGGTTCATCTGCCATTTTTGATACATCTTCCGTTTTTTCTTCAATCACTTTTGCCGGCTTCTCTATTACCTCTATTGGCTTTTTCTTTAGTCCTGCATCATTCACAACTTCCTTTAATCCCTGAACATCCATATTGTTAACTGCATCTTGAACAACCTTCATTTCGTCTGCAACTAATGGCTTTTTATTTTTAATCTTTTCTGCCACATCCATTACCTTTGTTGAACCTTGATTTATTTTGTGCATCAAAATACCTTGTATAACTATATCAGCAATACCTGATACGTCACCTGGTTCGTATCCCATCGCTTCAACGGCAGAAGATACCGGGGCCATAAACCATTTATTAATATATTCTCCGTATGGCAACGCATCTACGCCAGACATAGATCCGGTAAAAACCCAACCTACTGGCGTAGCCGTCATGGCGGTTGCAAAAGCAGCATCTAATCCTCCTTTCAAAACCTTTATAGGGTCTCCTGACTTAAAACCTTTAGCCATTTCCTCACCTCCATGCTTTACTCCTTCAACACCAGTACCTACAATATACCCAATCGGATTCATAACTAATCCGGCCAATCCCTGATTATTTGGATTTATAAAGGCATCCATTGCCTCGGACATACCTTTTGACCCTACCCATCCTTTCATTCTTTCCTCTATTGTAAGCGGTTCCGCACCTATCTCACCTTTTTTTGCCGATTCTATTGCGGCTTCTTTATGCAACCTTACAGCCTCCGTATAGTCCTTTCGGTACATTTCATCAAATAATTCACGTTCTGCTATCTCAGCAACCGTATCGACTCCTGCAAGAGCTTTTATATACTTTTTTGCCAAACTATCATCCCCCGCCTGCCTTCCGTATATTTTAGCCCTTTGCATTATTAGTTCTGCCATCATAGCCTTATCTTCTGTCTTTGTAAGGCCCATGTTAATATCCTCGATGGCCCCTTTAATATCCCCTACTCTTTGTTTGTAAATTGCCCTGTTGTTCCATAAAGAAGCATCATCTGGGGCTTGTTCAATAGCCCTATCCATATAATCAATAGCCATCATATTATTGCCGCGATTCCCATATATGTACGCCAGTCCATTATATGCAGGAAGATATGATGGATGTTCGGCAATAAGAGTTTCATACATTTTTGTCGCATCCTCATTCTTCCCCGTATTCATAAGATAAGTAGCAACCCCGTATTGAGCGTTGGGATTGTTCGGTTGTTCTTTAAGTAATTTCTGATATTGCTGAAGGCCGTAAGCGTCCTGCCACATCTTTTCGGCTTCATCCCGTATCGCCTGATACTGCTGACTGGCTACATCAAAACCCGCATCCTTCAATTTAGGATACATGGCTTTATATAATTCCTCCCTCGTATCTGCGCTATAATATAGGTCAGGATCTGAATTGAATTCAATATTGAAATATTCAAGAACCTTGTCTTTCTCTGTTTTTTCAGGCGCTTTCTTCTCTGCTGGCGTAGGGGTTGCTCCACCCGAAAAAGTAGATACGGGCTTTATATTTGGTTTTTGTTGAACTACACCTTTCTTTTCAAGATAGAAAGGATCCCATTTATAAGGTTCTGCGGATGTAGATGGGACTACGGAACCGGATGGCGGCAATGTAGTCGATGGCTTTATGGGCGTAATAGGGCCAACCTTTTCTTTTTTTTTTTCTACCTGAACAGATGATTTTCCCGAATCTACCAACGTATATCCTTCGGGAATAGGAGGTGCCTCTTCCTTAACTAATGTATATCCTTTGGGGATAGGGGGTAATTTATCTTGCGACATTTTACAATTCTTTTCCTGTTTTTATATTATACCATTTCCCGTTCTTAACCCCAATCTTTATCTCGTTACCTTTTGCATCTATTACCAACTTTACATTGGTATATCCGCCATTGCTGTCTGTTTTTTCGTCTATTTTATCCTGTGCGCCTACTTGCGCCCCCCCCCCTATTTGTTTATGAAGTTCATCAATATCGACACCTCCATATTCTCCCATGAATTTCTTCTTATTAATATCTGATTTGGTAATAGGTACATATTCTTTCTTGTATTTGTCAGGCATAGATTCGGGGGATGTTTCTGAGAATAGTGCCCACACATCTTGCTCTTTATTTTTAGGCACCAACACTTCCATCATGTAGTTTGTCTCATTTTCTCCACCCATATCATATATCTTCCCAGTGGGACGACCTGTAATCTCATAACCAGATTCAGATTCAAAACTATTTATGGGCAATGGTGTTCCGCCTTCTTGTCCAAATATAATAAGTCTCTTTCCCCTTTGCGTTTCAAACCCCTCTTTAGGATTGGCAAAATTATAATAGTATTTTCCTGACTTAATGCCGCCAATGCCTATCTGAATACCTGCTCCTTCCTCTCTTTCTGGTGCTGCCTTAGAACTAAAGAGTGAATTCCAAAATCTTTCAATACTTTCTGGAGCATCTTCCAATTTATTCCCTGCGGCTATATATTCAGCAATAGCGGCATTATATGCCGGAGTTTTCATAAAATCAAGAAATTGGGTATTCTTATATTGAGATACAGGCCCTTTTTCGCCCTCCTTTGTTGTATAGGTCCCTACCATCTTCGCCCTCGTTCTTAAATCCTTTCTCCAATCAATAATATCTGGCTTCGTATCAAACAAACCAAACGTGTAATATTCCCCACCATAAGCATCACCATGTATGGCTTGAAGTACCTGATTCCATTCCTCTGGTTCTCCCTTTTGCCACGCATCGAGCAGGGTTGTCTTTCTCCCATCTGGAAGTTGAATTTCTTTAGTTGATAAATTATTACCTTTGTCCTGATTTAAAATGCTCAAATCTTTTGCAAACTGCGCCGTACTCTGTTGTGCGCGATCGTATTCCTGTTGAAGTTCAAATAGGGCATTTTTAAATTCACGGTTATTTCGGTAATTGTAACTTGTAGGATTTTCTGACCGGATGCGCTGCATTATATCAAATAATTTTGCCGCTTTCGTCTGAATAGTGGGCTGATGGACGCGGCCAATCCCGCTTTCATTTTTTAATACCCACTTATCAATTTGATCCCTATACTCGTCCTGTTCCTCAAGAGCTTTCATCCGTAAAGCATACGATCTTGCCCTTGCCGCTTCTTCCTCATCTCTTTGCTGTTGCATGGATCTAAGAACATACGGAGTGTATGTTTCAGGAGTTCCCTGAAGCGCAATTCCATATCCTATATTTGTAGTCCCCTTTGCCATTAATATTCAGGTTCCGGTTCGTTTTTTCCCCTTCGTCCATATTGCTCAAATGCCATAGCACCAATTCCGCTTAAAGAACTTGCAATATTGGTAAGTCCTGTCTGTGCCGCCAAGCCATAAGCCTGCTCAAGCTGCTGCCTCCGCGCAATCTTCTCTTGGTCAATCATGTTCCTTTGCTGTTGAATAGCCCTCGCCAATTCGTCCGCATACTGTATATTCTGCGCCTTCATTTGAGCCCCTTGTGCCGCGAACTGACTCTGCGCTTGTAAATTCTGTGCTTGAAGTCCAGCCGAAATAGCCCTTGCCAACCCCCCCCCCCCTATATCCGTAGCTTGCCTGAATGCACCTGTTGTTTGCCTTGATATGCCCTGCTGAAATGCTGCTTCTTCCTCCGGAGAAAAACCTTGCCCTACCCGCGATTGTGCCCTTTCATAAGCACTTTTCAATTCTGGAGAAATGCTTAATTCCGGATATGGTTGTTTCGATAATTCACGCAAATTTCTATATCCCTGAATAGCCTGTATCGCCCCCAAAACCGCGCGCGGGGCCTCCGCCAATGCTCCGATTGCTAATGCTGGTATTGCCATGTTATTGACCTAAATAATTTATTGTTTTACTCGTTACAAGTGAATTCCAAATGTCCATTATCTGCCGTTTCTCGTTCCTGAAATTATCTGCCATATCCTCGCCGCGAACTTTGCTCCTTTGAAGTTGCCATTGCTGTTTATAATTCTCTATAATGTACTGATTGTATTTTTCAGAATATGCCATTGTAAACATATAACAAGCATACGAAGATAATGCTCTTTCATATCTGCTGTATATTAATGCCCTTCCTTTTTCATCAATACCCATCCCATAATAAGCAAGCTGACAATCTGATATAACAATACTATCACCAGCATTGAAATGAATATACCCGTTCACTATCTGATAGCCGCCATTTTGTACCCCGTTAAATATTGATACATCACAACCGCACGTACTTAAAAAACGGGTGTCAGCATATAAAAAGTAATTGCATTGATTGAATTCTCCCTGAATAGGATCGTTTGTCGATTCCACTATATTAGCCCGAATACCAATTAGCTTGATAAAATCTGATGGAAGTTTTGCCGTTCCTTGCGTTACTGTAATTTGACATCGCTTTTTAACCATTTGTGAATACGCACCTAATGAGCCAAAGCCCTCCATGACCATCATCTCAAGATAGCTGTCATAATCGGACGTATGAGTAAGACGAAGCTGAACCTTTGCTCTTGAAATTATCTCGTCAATAGATACAGATTCGTAACGTGGTTGCATTATTTATTAATGTTAGGAGGAATTTAAATCCTTGTTGTCTTGTTTTATGTCCGCTGGAGTTTGTGCCTCTATACCCATCTGGGATTGAATTAACAACTGCTTCAAAATAACAATACTTTCATCATCAATAGGGATGTCGTCATATCCTGTGTTGAATGTAGGAATCTGCCTTGGATCAGCAAAAACTCCATCTAATCTCAAATCCTGTATCATGACATTACCATAAACCTCTAAATATCCATCAGAATACAATACCCGCACCCCTTTTTTTGTCGCCCTGTGTTGATCGTATGTCGCCAATTCGGCCCGTGAAGTTAAACGCTTGTACGCTTTATTTCCAATCTTTTGACCTATATACATAAACCCATCCTGCCGGTCTTCCATAGGAATCGGTGGCGGAACAGAAAATTTCACAAAACACGAATCCTCCTGAAGTTCCTTTGAATATTCAGGATAAAATTGCTGGGTCCATGAAGGATGTATCCTTCTTGATTTTGTAAAATTCTGCTTAATAGCAATAGCCCTATATTGAGTAATTAAATCAAATAAATACTCCTGATTATTCAATTTTGAATCAACCGTAGATAATCCGCCCTGAACGGTTCTGATTATGTCGTCTGATAATTCTGAATAAGTCATGATCAATCTGTAAACATGGTTCGGTTAATCAATTCGGCTTCATCTTCATAATAATTCTTTCTGTTAAGTACACTGAACAAGGTACATACCACCTCAGACAGACTCATTTATCTGCATCTGTGGTTGGGTTAAGTGGCTTTTCTTCCCTCTTTTGAGGCGGGCATTGCCGATAAATTGTTGCAATTGCCTCTTGGGCCGTGAATTTGCAAACGTCCTTCATTTCAGGGCGCGGAAGGTCTTTGGCTTTTTTTAGGTTTTCGTATTTACGCATGATTATTTGTTTTGTGCTTCACTTACGGAAGCGGTTTGATATAGTTCAGTAGCAAGATAGGTTTCGGCAAATATCTTTATGCTCTTGTCAAGAATGTACATTAAAAATTCATAAGGATAATAATTTTCAAGATTTACGGCTGTATTGGACGACTCAATAAATTGAACATCATTTGAAATATAATCTACCGTTATTTCATCGCACGTAGATGTATCGGGATAAAATTTCAAAAACATATCCCCTCGTTCATAACGCGGATCATTGATGGTGGCCATATCATAAACAGAATTTTTCTGATTGGGAAATAATGCTACGGCATAGGAATAATCCACCCTTTGAACTTTCCCGCCCCCTATATAATCACCGTTACCGAGCGTAGGCCGCGTTAAATCAATATCGTGATACAATTCAACCTTTGTACTATTTATTTTTTTTGCGTAAAATGTGCCGTTTGCGTTCGTGTTGCCACCTATGCCGGAAACTGCAATATTTTCCGTCGTCTTTATATTATGATTAGAAGTGCTTAAAGTAAGAGTTATGGGTCTTGAATTAGTAGCATCAGTTACGGTCAATAACGAATAATTCGTAACCACATCATAACTAAACCTTGTTTTTACATTTAATATATGAAGATAATCACTAATCATCTTCTGATACCCTGACAGCTTATGATCTATAATTCTTCCTGTATTTGCCGTATAAGTCCCCACGACCGCCGTTACGGTAAATGTAAATATCGTTTCACTAACCACCGTCACGGTAAAATCGGTTCCATTTATGGTCGGTGTAGTAGTTAATCCGGAAACCTCAAACAAAACCACCGTATCTCCAGTTTCAAGATTATGCGGAATTTCGGTAGTTACTGTAAGCGTAAGACCCAATACGCTAATATTCGTTATTTCAATGGGTTGAACATGAATCCTATTGCTATTTACCTTGAAAATCTTATTTGTTCTAATGACAGAAAGAAGCGCATCATAATCCCTCTGCTCCCCCATTTGCCGATATTTGTCCTCAATAGATACATACAAAGCATCCTTGAATATCCTATCTTGTTCCAAATTTGGAACAAACGTAGAATATGCTTTATCTATTCTTTGCTGAAAATATGCACTAAATTCGGATCCGGTCATAATACAAAGATAAATCTATTTTTCAATTTGTCTGGGGGCTATCCTAAACTTGGTTAAAAAATATATCAGTTCCTGATAAGTGGCTACTTCAAATTTCATAGTAGCATACAAATACTTTCCATACAACATTGAAGTGGCAAGATTATTAAGACCGGTAGGATTATCCACCGTAACTGTGCTGTCTCTTTTTATGGGAGCATAATATAAATCCTCCCTTGTCGTAAATTCAGTTTCATCCAGATAACTGATATGATTCTTGGTTTCAAATTCAAACTTGTATGGAACTATTTCGCTTTTTACTGAAATCGCTTCAAAATACTTGGTATCATCCAAATCATTTATAACACCCGTAAGATACCCTTCTTCCGTTTGAGAAGTGGATCCATTGTCATACCATGTTAAATAATCCCCAATATTATGTTCGTACAGTTGTGACACATCTGCTATCGGACGAGGGCTAAGAAAAGTATCCCTCCACCTAAGATATATTTTTGGTTTGTGGGTTAAAAAAGTTGTAAACTTATTCTTAAATTCATTAAGAACTATTGTGTATTCGTTATTATAAAGACCCATAGGTTGTTTTTCCCATACATTAGGATATTGATCCGGAGGTTGGTTGGTCGAAAGAACACCTGATACATTCTTATATACATCCCCGTATATCAAAAACGGATCGGTCGAATAATAAACATACGCTCCATTGGCATAACCTAATCCGGAATCCCATTCAGAAATGGTACTATTTATGCCTCTTATAGTCCATACTACATCCGCGTATCTATTGTCCCATACTCCATGAATCCCCAACCCATCAGCGGGCATATCGAAATTATCAACCCATGTTAAATTATTGGCAAAAAATGACTGCATACCTTTTATGTCGGATATGCTTACGGTGCCATCATACCCAAACCTTGCCACTTTCTTTAATACAGTATTGATCCAATAAAAAACATCATTACCCCCTGGACTATATCCCTTGATGATAGACCATTTATGTTTGCAACCTATATTTGAAATAGTGACACCATCTCTATCCATTACAGCCCCATCCCCAATTACTACTGATGTTCCTGCGGCTTCAAGTGTTCCGCGCGTGTTGAAAAACCATCTCTCAAACCTTCGCTCCTGCCAACTGATTAACTCTCCATTCCCATTAGCATGATGAACTATTTCACCATAAGATAAATCGCCATCCCTAAAATCAAGCGGCAAATATATCCGATAACTATCCTGTATTGAATTTTGCGGCTTAACGGGGGACCATATAATCCGCGTTGGCAAATCCGTTGCCTGTTCAATATCGGGGTCAAATGCCGTATCAATCTTTACTTCGTTACGAATATTATATCCTTTCTGATATTCTTCATTTGGCAAACTTGAAGTTGCAAGCCATTTAGCGGTTCCAATACCTGGATAAATGTATTGGGTGGTTCCTTCAGCAATCGTCTTCATTTGGGAATTGATCCTATTCTGACAATAAAAAGATATTCCACCACCAAATCCATTAAATTCTAAATCACCAGCCCTTTGTTTTAAATACACAAGTTGTGTAAATGTGTCCCCCCCAAATGTATCAATCATTACGGGAGATGCCGTCAAACTATCAAATGAGGCATATGCGCCCGTAGATACATATCGAGTTGTAGAAACATCTCCATATTTATCAGACAAAGGCCTAAAATATTGCATATAACGGATCCCAAAATCATGTACCGATCCTGACGGAGTTAATGGTGAGGGTTGAGTAAATCCTGTTGAATAATATAATACTGGAGATTTTGGACTATCGCAGGTGCTTAAAGTGCCCCCAATACTTGAATTATCTACATAAATAAATTTTTGGTATGTAATACCGCCTATGGTTGCAGAACCTCCTTTTGCTATGGTCTGCATATCATTAAGAGTTGCGTCTTGAATAGGATTGGGACCACCACCTACCGAATTTGTATCGAATTTTCCGCCCGTTTGAGAATAATATGAATACTTCTGTTGATTAACATCAATGTACTGATTGATTAAAGACATATAAAAAGGCTGTCCGAAATTGAGCATCCTGTCCCCAATCGTAAATACAATATCAGTATTACTAAACATTATGTCTGGACTATAAAAAGACCCATATTGCGGACGGACAGTCACCATCGCACCTACAACCCCGGAATTTGCATAATCTGCAAAAGCATTTGCAACAATAGTATCTACCGTATTGGTGGTAGTTATTCCTGATGGGGGATTATCTGATCCAACATAATCATTAAACGGCGACCCTCCAGAATCCAAACCGGGAATAAGAAAAGAAGTGTTCATTCCCAAAAAAACTATGCCGGATGCCAAAACTTCCTGAACACATTCTGCCCTTACAATTTCTATTCTATCATATATTTCTCTTATAGGTTTCCCATTTACCAAATAGTCAAGATTAATATTTTCAAACCGTATGTAGGGGACTTTTATATTATTATTTGTAAACGGAGCGCCGGATGGATCGACAAGATTAAAATTGCTTAATGTCGTATTTCTTCTTGCATAAGAAAGTGTATCAAATGTAATATCATCTATATGAAAAACCTGCGTCCATCCACCATTATCCCTCCTTCGTAACTTTACCCCAAAACGGTATGTTTCATTGTACATATATCCCACATATCCATTTACATTTTCCGGCTTTTGATATTCCGCAACCCTTAAATTACCCTGAATATTACCGCCAACCGTTGGTAAATCTTTCTGAAATAATGAGTGTTCAATTGTTTGCGCCCATGTTGTCAAATCCGCCTGTTCAATGACCGTAATATTTGATAACACCATTCTGCTGTCTATAACTGTAATATTCTTAGCTGTTTCAACAGCCGTAGAGAATTGATTAAGTGTTGCAAGATCAAGATCCGTAACGTCACTTTCTGTACCAGTATGTTCTATTGTAATTGTATCTGATTGATTATCCAATAATTCCCTTCGTATAATATATCCTTCAATAGCACTCCCAACATAATTTACCCCAGCTAATTCTATATATTTAAAAAGTCCAGGTATTATGCCCGATACCTCAAATTGATTGATTTTAGGCGTAGTTACTCCGGGCAAATCTCCAATAAGCAAATACGGACTTGCGCCAGTTGACGCTGTAAAAACATTTATTGGATTAGTTAGATCCGTCCATTCAGTAGGAGTCAATGAATCGGATAAAAACCTAATTGAGTATCTCCAATTCCCGGATTTTATTGCCCCTCCCCCTTGTACCTGCCCAGTAAAACTTAAATCCACATTAGTAGAAGCCAGAATCAACCGCGTTTCTTCAGCTATGCTTCCGTAATCATATCTGCCTCCATTTATTGATAATCCACCATCCTGCACGAAAGGAAGTGTGTAATAAAAACAACGCGGAACATTATAATCATCTGTCCAATAAACAGAATCTTTTAATGAATTTCTTTCCGCATAAGTATCCGGTTGTTTCTTTGTTCTAAAATTCCACTCTTTTGTACGAAGCAATCTGGTATAAGTCCATGTCGAGGTATCAAAATTTTTCTGCGCCACTCCAAGTTCGCCAACCGCTTCGTTGTAATAAGACAGGGTAACAACAAACCCTCCTCCGACTGCAACAAAATTTGAATAGTATTCTTTAAGATCAATTACAGATGGACTAATAACATCTACAATCCAATCCCCGTCAATAGCCGTACCCGAATTTTCAAGTGATATTTTCCACCCATTTGTCAATCCATGAGAACTTGAGAACGTAACCCTAAAACGCCCAGATCCATTGTTCGCTACGCTGGTAACGGTCAGTTGCTGTGAAGTTGGAAGTTCAGTTTGAGGTGTACTCCAAATGTATAAATCACTTAAAAGATCATTGCTGCCAATTACATTCAAAGATCCGTCAAGAGAGGTATCATATGCCTCCCGAACCAATATCGAATCAAGACGAGGATCGTCCACAAGTGCAAAAACATCTGCTCTATATGTAGCAAAAAAATCCCAATCATATCCTGATATATCATTAAGGGTTATATCAATATACCCAGCCGTATTTGTCCCGCTTGTATCAACACTTGAAAAGGTGGCCGTAGGATCAAAATTGACAGTTATGTTAGATGATATTGCCGTAACTTGAGCTGCAAATCCAAGCGACCTATCCCAATAAAAAACTGTCGGAGACGGATATGGCGATGGTGATGAGTTAAGTTGTTCCCCGTTTTGACCTATAAAAACCAAATATCCTGTATTAGGGGCGACAACCTGTTCCAAATACAATCTCCACGTCTTGTTTTGGGTTGAAACGGAACCCAATGAAAATGATAATTCATTGCCCCTGCGTGGTATTTGCCCTTGTGTACTTTCTGTATTCTGCGTAAGATGTTGAATATTTAAAGCATTCCTGTAATTTCCATCCCCAATATATTCAATTGAAGTATCCTGATCCAACCCACCTAAAGGGGAATATTTTTGTAAAAATCGAGGCATTTTGCCTTATTTTTACAAAGGTATGTTTTTTATTCAATTTTATTTTTATGGTGTTGAAAAATCATAACAAATATATATTGTTGTTTGATATAATATTTCATAAATTTGTATTATGAAATACATCGCAATACTCATCATCATCTTTGCATCATGCTCCACTTTGCCAAAGGGCGCACCCAAAAATGATACTGTTATCCAATACATTGATGAAGTAATGGGAGAAAAAATCGGGAAAGGAATGTGTTTTGATTTCGTTCAATCCGCTATGAGAATTAAAATGTCTGACTGGTACAAAAAGGGGTGGGAGCATAAAAGTAAATTCAAAGTAAACCAAGCGGCACCAGAAGATGTAGTGCATTTTAAAAATCATGTGGGAATTGTTTATTCAGTAACCGACAGTTCCATCTTCATAGCAGAACAAAATGTCTGCGATTCTGATGATAGAAAAACAATATGGTATAACACCGGACTCCATTATATCTTTGGTATTGCTATCCCCACTTACGAAAAAACAACAGTTTGTAAAGACAGCAGGGTTCAAATTCGTGAACTATCTATTGAAAAAATAAAAGAACTAAAATGTAAATTCTACCGTTTTTAATATATCTTTGCTTAAACATATTTCCTATGCCAGACGAAGAATACAAAAAACAGCACAAAACAAATTCAAAGCGCGAATGCAACGCATTTAAAAATTGTGGCTCACTTGGTAAATCCAGAATCCCAGATTCGCGTAGGCTTTTCGATTCAAAATCAAAAAAATCTAAGGGGGACACTTCAAATGATAAAGACAAAGTAAAGATTAAAGTATACGAAACCCCGGAAAAATTTTCTTATCAGGCAGGAACAGCAAAAGCTGGCGAACCGATGCAGGAAAAACCGGAAGTATCTGGAAGCGGTATGTCAAAAGAAGAACGCGACGCCGCTATGAAAAAATACAAAACAAGATATTAAGATTTCTTTTTTTGCGTAAAAGGCACCCATCCCGCACTTCTCATTGTGCCATATATGTACGCTCTTGCCCTTTTTGAATCAACAGTACCGAATTTCTTCATGGCCTCTTTTTTCAAGGCCCGCTCCATTTTTTTAGGCATTTGTATTAATTTTGTTCTGTTCCCTGATAACTTCTTTCTTTTTCTCCCCCTTTAAATCCTCCTTCAATATAGAAGATTCCACCTCCAGCCTCTTTCTCTCATTCATACCTTGCTGCCTTATTTCTTCCGCTTTTACCATACCTGTGCTTGCCTGCTCCTCAAGCATTGCTTTTGATTGCATCTGTTGTATTTGAGTTTCTTTAGCTTCTTCCTTACGTTTATTTAAACCATACTCAAGCTGATTGCGAAGCTCTGTGAGTGTATCTGAACTAAGCATATCAATAAAATCAAGCATATCAATCCGGTCATTTTGGGCCAACGCCTGACCAATAGCCAATATCTGCTGACGTTGTTGATTATCAATAATATCATGCGGCGAAACAGATACCAAAAGATCCTCAAAAATCCAATCTTTTGTGATCTTTATAACCTTCATTCCTCGATCTCCTACAATTAATGGAGCTATCTCGTCCTCATTATTATTTGCATAAATCAGCTTTGCAAGATTAACTTGATATTGAAGATTAATTTCATTGAATTTGAATAAGTTGTTATAAAGCATGGCGTTACCAACGGATGATGCAAGAGCCATCCCTTTGAAAACCCCAAGCCCAATTTGCTGATCCTGTTGCCCCTGGACTGCTTTTGGCAAATTAAGCAAATCCTCTACCATACGCTCCATCTGAAAATAAAGATTGGAATATTCGATAATGGATTGATCCAATGTCATATCTACCGGATAAACCCAAGGTTGTCCATCCGTTTGGCCGCCCTCCCCAGAGGTGCCAGGTGCAACATGAACCCCCATAGTCTTCAGATCAGAGATAAATTCTTTACTCCCTACTCCATCCCCTAATTTTGAGCCATTTATTACGTATCCTTTGCCGGCATTCTTTCCTGTTATCTCCACTATTTTATACTGATAATAATCCATCTTATCAATCAATTGAGCAATGCTTCCTATGATCGATATACCGTCACCTATAATAGTATTTCCGCTAAGAATTTTTATAGGAAGCTCTGGATCAAATCCTTTATTGATGCTACGAACTGTGTTTTCCGCATATCCGTATTTGACCAGATATTTATTTCCTAAAACCGTAGCGCAATGAACATCCATAATTTTATATTTCCCCTTTGTCTTTTTCTTGTTTTTAACCAAATAATGATTGCCGTGCTTATCTTCCACGTCAATATAGGTGGTATCTCTTGGCCCGATCCAGAACATAGTGACGGCGGTTACGGTCATATCCGTATTTCTATTTACCCACCAACGCAATGAATCCGAATTGTAATAACTCATTACATTATTAAAAAAATCCCCCCCCTTTGCAATTTCTTTCAATTCATACATTTCGTTGTCGGTTATGCGCCATTCGCCTGAATTTCTTTTTCTTATGATTTCAGGTATAGTTACTCTTTCGATAAACCCGCAAAATTGGCCGTCCCGCACAAATGGATCGTCACTCCTGGTATCCCAAATCAAATTGTAAAATGGGATCTTTCTTTGCATAACTCGCCCGTTTTCTGCGTAATTATACATAGCCATTACATTAGCCGGCGCAAAATCCTGTTTGAATGCCTCAATGTAAAGGGTATCAGAATCATTTGACCATTCCACGTATTTGCCAAGATCCGCCGCCGCCTGCTCCAATGAATCTTTTAATGAATAAAGATACTTCTCTGCATCTTCCTGTGAATTAAACTTGCGACCAAGGGGCGGCTGATATACAATGCCGAATTTATCCTCCAACTCTTTCAATACTGCTGATGATTGTTCATCAAACTGAATCATTACGTCCTCCCATAACTTCATCCTATTACTAACCGCCCGTTTGCTATAATTTTTAGCTGAAATTTCCTTACTTGAAAGTTGATTAATAAATTGCCCTACAAGCCGATCAATCAGATTTTTTACCTTTTTGCTTTTCACCCATACGGCTTGCAAATTACCGCCGCCAGGCGATTGAGTCACATGGTTATAATCTATATTCCTTTGTTTCCCAAGATAATACAATGCGTATTGAAGCCCCTTCTCAACTGGCGACATATTACCTATATAATCGTCCTGATTCCAATAAGAATATGGCCTATTATAATAGTTCTGTGCAAAATACCGAACATTGTCTGTCCACCATTGAGGGGTTTTTTCATTTTCTGGCACATCCGGGTCCGGCTGTTGATATGTAAGCGGAGATGATGGAATAATGTACGGAAAAGCCATCGTGCTAATTTTTACAAATGTATAATAAAAAACCCCGATTTTTTATATCGGGGTTTTATTTTTATCAACCTATATTAGGCCGTAACCGCCTGAGTTGTGTTTTTCTCAGCAAGGGCAATCTTCTCTTTCAGTCTTTCAATAGTCCATGAATGCCCCATTTGGATACCGGCAATACCAAGTGATTTACCCTTTGCAATTAAAGCCGCCTTCTCATCAAATATAGCCGCCTTTTTTGCTTCGATTGCTGCCTTATCGTTGGCCTTATCCGTTGGATTCTTAATCCTTTTTTCGTGAAATTTTACCGAATCATACTCAAACTTGGATACGGATTTCTCCAAATCCTCCTTGTTTACATCAAGAGGCAATATGTCCTTTTCAGAAACCTGTCTCTTTACATAATCGTAAACTTTATCATTCACTTTCATGTAGGCAAGTACGCTTTCAAAATCATCTCCCACAATCTCATTGCCCGCACCTGCGTAATACTTGCCCCCACGCTGATTGATGATATTTAAATTAATGGCCTTGCTCACAATTACAGTATGTGTTTTATCAGGTGAAGACCATGTGGAAAGAAACTGTGAAGTGTCACGCATCAAAATACCGTTTGAATAATCAAGTAAAGAAACAAACACTTCCTCAAATGATTTTCCAACGGGGTTGTATCCTACGAAAAACGCAACATCCATCATGTCTCCAATAGTCATATTGTTAACCATATTAAACACCACATTCTTTTGTTTTAGTAAACGAACCCTTGCTATATCCTTCTTTCTTTTATCCAAAAATTCAAATTGAGGCGTTCCTTGTTTATTTGGATTTACAAATCCATCGCATACAACCTGCGGATGCTTTTGTAAATACGTCACAAAATCATTAGTCGCCCTATCCTTCTCATCGTCCCAACGTATAGTAATTTCTTTGTTGTTTTGATCGAACCATTGGCTGAATATCCTCTCTGTGCTTTTATTCAACTCACGGTTAATTACAACACCATACGGTTCAATAAGAACAATTTTGTTTCTCTTATCGCGGTCAAAATATTCGCCGCGAAAATTTACAGTTACTTTTCCTTCTGATTGAACAGGTCTTAATGTTACTTCCTGAATCATTTTATTGTGTTTTATAAAAAAGAGGGGAAGCGTCCTCCCCCTCTTTCTTTTGGTTTTTGTTAGTATCCAACTGCAATGATCTCTGGGTCTGCAACACCACCTGCAAGCGCATTGAGCGTATCCTGCATTTTGGTGTTAAAGGCCGCAAATTGAGCATCACCCTGGTTTACATAGAAATGAAGCGTATTCTTACCCTGAAGTACGCGCGTGTCCATTTGGGGCGCAGCCTCCTGGTAATAAGTAATACGGTATTCTGTGTAAGTAGTTCCAGAGGTAGCCCCGCTTACTCCGGCTGCGGCAAGGGTAGCTCCCTGACCAGTAGCCGTTACGCCAGTTACAGTATTAGTGATCGTTCCAATATTCTGAATAGCAGAAACTGAAAAGATCGGATAACCTGTATTGGCAGTTAAAGTAATCGGAGTTCCAGCACCGGATGCCGTTACCTGAATGGAAGTAAGACCAGTTTGTGCATTGATCTGATTGACAAATGCCGTTGCAATTTCTGCGGCAGTGCCCGAAGAATCACTGGTGTAGCTTACAATGTAGGTTATGGGGTTTCCATTTACAACCTGATTGATTGCAAACTTATAGGTTGTATCATTGGCTGCGGTGAACGCAACGGTCCATACGCCGGCCGTTTCAGCTACCCCTGTGATGATTGTTGCGCTTTCAATAAAGCGGTAATCAAGGGTAGGAAATGTTCCGGTAGTAACAGCCGAAGATGCCAATGACAACTTCCGGTTGGCAAGGGAAATATCCGATGCGCCGGTTGGATTGTTTAAGACAACATTAATATCCATTGTTTTGTCTGTTTTGTGTTAATGTATTGGAATTACGCAGTCGGCTCGAAGAACGCCATTCCTTTTGCGTCCACGATGTTAATACCATTTTCCACCTGTGCGTGTGCAGTAATGCCATCTACATCAGAAGAAATAATGGAGTCAGAAGGGTTCATGTAGTCGCTAACGTCTGCGCCAGCGGCGGCAATACCCCTGATATGACCATAATACATCTCCTTTTGAAAATGGAATACCTCGATGGCCGGCACCGTTCCGCCACCTTCAACCGGAAGCGGAGTGGTATCAATCAGGAAGAAAGAGTTACTTCCGCGTGTTCCGGTAGCTCCAGGCAGCGTGCATGGTTCAGGATTCCATACAGGATTGTCCAAAAGCGGGAAATGGAAGAAGTTGATGGTGACACCCTGATAGGCGTACATCATGTAATTCAGTCCCTTTACAGTTGAACCTCCGAAGGTATTCTGCATTCCTGCAAACTTTCCGGTTTCATTGATGAATTTTTGAATTGATCCCATAGCCGCGCGACCAGCAAGCAGAGTTAGATTCTGAGAACCCATAGCCCGCTTAACGGAAATCTGATGAATCAGATCCTGCCAAATACCCTCATCTATGATATTCGGGGATTTAACATACGTGCCGTTACGGTTCTGGATAGACCATACCAAACCACCGTTGGTATAGTATTGACCTTGCGAACCTGTTCCGGTAAAGCGGTCATTGAACACCCATCCCTGTTCGATGTTCCGAGCAAGACGCTGGAGCATTTCCTCCTCCTGTGCATACCACCAATATTCGCCTTTGTAGCGGGTATAGGTTGAGTTCATGTCGGCGCGGGCAATAAATGCTGATTCGCGCTGAAGGGTGGGATAATTGTAATCCTTGGTAGGGGTTACATACAAAGATTCCTTACCATGAGAAGCGCGCTTTACAGAAGCGTCACTAACTTGTTTTACTGTTGCGTTAGCAACAAAGTGGTTCGCGGCAACCAGGGTGGTATTTACCGGCTCAATGGTAATCTGTCCGGGCTGATGTGCAATTACCTTACCTTTAATGCGTTCGCTATCCATTACAATATCCCCCGTGCGGAAGTTATCATAGGAAGCATCCACAAGATTTATCTGAAGGTTTGCACCCACTTGAGCGTTTGATGAAATTTTTGTAGCAATAGCGAGGTTGTCAACGGTCGCAAATGTGTACTGAATATCGTCAATACGCTTTGAAGACCAATTGTTCAAAATATGAACAATGCTCAAAAAAGGCGTATTGTATCCGCCGGAGATATTAGCAACGTGCGGGTACGGATTCGGTTCATTTAAACCTGCTGAAAACAAACTATTACTTAGTGAAAGAGGGCTTAAATTTGCCATTTTTCTAAATTTAGTTGTTGTTGTTGTTTACCGATCTATCCCCAGACACCTTTGATGGTATCTTTGGCTTTATCGGATTTTGTTTTTGGTGGCACCACGTCAGGGGCTGAATTGAACCGCTTGTCCCCAGCCGTTGCTCTGCTCATCTCAAGAAGTAGGTTTTGCTTTGCATCCGTTACTCCTTTATTATAAGCATTTTGCATAATGGTTTTTTGATTGAGAATGAAATGTCCCACTTGGGCGTACTTTTCATAATCAAAAGATCCATCATTTTTGGTAAATGAAAGTTGATTTTCAAGAAAATTATCAAGTTTCGATATTTCGGATTGAGTCATTTTGACTCCCATCCAATCCTTATCCCTGATTTTTTCAAAAAAATTGGCTCTTTCAGCGTTAGCCTTTTCAATAGCAGCTTTTGTTTGTTGCTCTTTGACACGACTATTTTCGACGCTGGCATCCACGTATTTACTTAAATTTTTTTCATAATTTTCTAAAATCTGTTTTTTGATTGTTTCGGCCTCCTCCCTTTTACGCATTGGGGATAATTCTTTGAACCACTCCATTTCCGTTTCTACTTCTTCCGGCGAAAGGCCAATATTTTCACATTTTTTGCGGTACAAGTCCTCCGGCTTCAATCCTTCAACTTTTGGGGGCTGAATTTCTGACAAAATTGAAGAAACATCCTTTCCTTCTTTTTTTGCAGTAAAGATAGCATAAATCAACTTGTCATTCAAAATCTCGTCATATTTTGATGCTTTATCCTGCCATTCCTTGTACTGATCTTTATTTGTTTTTTCAGATTCTTTTTGCTCTTGTGGCTCATCAGAATCCCACCACAATTTTTGACTTGGTGTTTCTGATGTTGATTCGGATGTTTGTTCTGAAGTTTGCGGCGTAAGGAGCTCTGCTTCAGTTTGTGGTGTCGGCTTCAAAGATTCGGAAGGTTTTGGTGTTTCAGCCGACACCGCCTGTTCTACATTCTGTGCAGCGACCAGCGCTTTTTCCTGTTCAGTTTTCCTCGACTCATTCCTTTCTATTACTTTATATGCAAGAGCATCCAAAGTATCTACAACAGGAGCAGGAGCAGGCATCTGTACTACATCTTCTGTCATGTGATTGTGTGAATTGTTAATAAATTTGTTAAAAATTATTCAATTTAAAATCAAAAATAAAAACTTCAAAACGAGTATTTTTGCTAAAAATGCAACGTATTATTTTTTGCCGAAAGTTCAAAACGAAACTTCAAAAATGAAGGAGCCGATCACAAAAGAACAAGCGCGCGATAGGGTGATTAAACGAATGTCTATCATAGCGAAAAACGTCAAAAGAATTCGTTTTGAAAAGGGATGGAACAGAGTAACGCCCCTTGCTCACATGATGGAAACATCAGAAGGTCAAATACGCGACATTGAGGCCGGGCGTTGCAAAAGTATAACGCTCATAACCCTTGAAAGATTATCATACGCCCTTGACACAACCATTTGCGATTTACTCACAGAGAAAAATTTAAGTGAATTACCCACTACCCTAAAGGGTAGGGGCTTCTGAAAAACATTAAGTATGCGTAGCACACAAAACATTGTCGGAAGATTGACACTTCACAGACCTGACTTTTGCCAGCGTCTCAGCGTCCTCACCCCGCATTCCTGCGGTGAATATTTTATTCAAACCAAAATTTTTTTTGTTTATGGCTGAATTGACATCTCTGTCATGTAAAGTATTGCAGTTGGCACAAACCCATTCTCTGTAGGCTAATGTGAGAGTATGGTTAAGTGTCCCGCAGCAATTACAAAGTTTTGTAGATGGTTCAAATGTTCCTATCTGTAACACATTTTTGCCTTTCCACTCTGCTTTGTATTTGCAAAACCCGATGAGCATACTCCATCCTGCATCGCCAATGGCTTGGGCAAGTTTGTGGTTTGCCATCATGTTTTGCACTTTAAGGGTTTCAAATACCAATGTGTCGTGGTTATTGACTAACTGGCTTGAAACTTTATGTAAAAAATCTTTTCTTTGGTTTGATATTTTTTCGTGTCGTAAGGCAATAGTTCGCTGGTATCGTTTATGTCTATTACTACCCTTTGTTTTTTTGCTTAATCTTTTTTGTAAAATCTTCAATCTGGCAATGGATTGTTTAAGGTATTTCGGATTTTCAAAACGAACACCATCAGAACATACGGCAGTTTCTTTTAAGTTCAAATCTATTCCTATTGCAGTGTTCTCTCTGATAGGTTTTTTCTTTGGTAATTCTTTTTCATTTTCAACTAAAATGCTTGCAAAATATTTATCGGTTGGGGTTCGTGTTATGGTTACTGTTTTTATTTTACCTTTGAATTTCCTGTGCAGAATGATTTTTATTGCCCCATTGAATTTTGGCAAATGAAGTAATTCTGTTTCAAAATCTATTTCAACGGATTGCGGACATTGGAAACTTTGTGTTCCTGTTCGTTTTCTGAACTTAGGAAATCCTGCTCCCTGTTTGAAAAATTTATTCCATGCAATTTCTTGGTTTCGTAATGCCATCTGTAAACTTTGGGAATTGACTTTTTTCAGCCACTTACATTCCTCTTTTAAATCAGGAAGTTGTTTTGTTATTTCGTGGAGCGAAAGAAATTTTTTGCTTCCGCTATATGCGGTAAGTCGTGTTTCAAGTGCAAGATTATACACAAAACGAACAGAGCCGAAAACTTTTGCAAGTTCTTTTTTCTGCGGTTCAGTAGGGTATATCCGAAAACGAAACGCCTTTAACATAGTGCAAAGATACAAAAATATTATTACTTACAAATTATTTATTACTTTTGTAAAACAACGGCAATTCATCCCCGAACCTAAAGGTGTCGGGGTTTTCTTGCCGAAAAGACTATAAATTAACTTAAACAGCAACTTCATGATAAGCCAGCAATCAGAAAAAGAACTTCAAGAACTATCTCTAAAAAATCCAGCAGTAAAAGAACTCTTTGACTTCTACTGCGGAATAAAAAAAAACGGGCTTAAACTCTTGTTCATAAAAATGAACGAGAAATATTCTGAACTCGCATCGGACATTGAACGATCTTCCATATCTTTATCCGCCGAAGACAAAACCTTTGAAAGATTTATGAAAATTGCCATCGAAGCCGGCACTATGCAGGAAAACTACTCCAAACTTGAATCTTATATGTTCGGAGAAAAATCAGAAGAAAAAGAAGGATCATTCCTCGACAAACGCGCTAACCGAAAACGCTCTTGAAACCACGATACGAAATATCCGAATATCTATCCCGCGTACCATCCGAATTTGACTCCCCAAAAGAAAAAGAACTCTTCTGGGAAGGAGAATACGAAAAATGGCATAACGGCTACAAAGGACTTACAGGATACCACTATTTTTTCCTCACCCAATGCAAAATCAAATCCGCCGACGGAACCGAAATTACCCCCTTTTGGCGCGATGTGGATGAATTCATCTTTGAACGCTATGAAGAAGCCCGAAAAACACAGGCAGACATTATATACGTCAAACGCCGCGAAATAGGGCTTACCACCATCTTCGGCGGAGTATTACCAATATGCAATTCCCTTATCTACGCCGGAAGCAATAACCTTATTACCTCCGCCGACAAAGACCGCATTAAAAACCTCTTTATAGAAAAAACATCAACCATATACGATAACCTCCATAAATACATCAAGCCAAAACGCGCCAATATGCGCCAAGACGGATTCATGTTCTTTGCCGAACGCAACACAAAAACAGGTGAATACTCCGGCCTCAAATCTTCCATCATCTGCAAAGAAACCGTCGATAAACCAAATGCCTTTGAAACCTACCGCGCCAAATCCGTCTTCATCGACGAATTCTTCCTGCACCCAAAAGCACCAGAAGTCAGAATCTCCGCCCAAGCCTGCGTCAAGGCCGGACACGTCAAAATAGCTCCCATCGTCATGGGAGGATCCTGCGGCGTTACCTCCGCCGAAGGAATGAAAGAAGGAATCAAAATATGGAAAGATGCCCCAGCCCTTAACATCGTCACCGTATTCATACCTGGATGGATGGGCATCTCACAAGCCCCAGAACTCGACCAAGAAGGAAAACCAACCGGCAAAATCCTTAACTTCTGCAAAAACGGCTACTCCAACCAACAACTCGCCTCCCAATGGATCCAACAAACACGAGACCGCCTCGCAAAAGCCTCCGATAAACGCGCATACCTTACCTTCATAAAAGAATACCCACTATCCATCGACGAAGTATTTACCTCATCGAACGAAGGTATCCTGCCCCCAGAAGTTATGCAAAATGTCCAACACCAAAAAATCCATATCCTAAATAATAAACCCCCAATCTCATCCTACATCCTCTACCGCCAAAATAACCGCGTCATCGCTGAACCCTCCCCTAACGGAAAATTCTTTATCCTCGAAAAACCAATCCCAAACGAACCCTACATCGCAGGATCAGACTGCCTCCCCTTCAATACCGAAAATATTAAAGAAGGATCTAAATACGCTATCGTTATCAAAAAACCACTCGCCAATACCTACGTCGCCTTCTACGCAGAACGATCACTTAACTCCGACCTCGTTATCCAAAACTGCATCCTCCTCCAAGACTACTTCAACCACGCTAAAACTATGGTCGAAACTAACTCCGCAGGCATTACCCTCAAAACATACAAAGACCTCAATAGACTTGACCTCCTCGCTAAACGCCCATCCGCCCTCGGAATTAATTTCGTCGATAAAAAAGAATCCTACGGATATTATAAAAACATACATACCACACAACGCGGAATAGACCTACTCATCAAACTACTTATTAACCACTACGATAAAATATTCTTCGACGAAATACTCTCCGAAATCCCTAAATTCCCACACGAAAATACAGACCTCCTCGACGCCATCATCGCCTGCGAATTCCATGACGCCAATATCATCGAATCCTTTAAATCAAAAAAAATATCCAAACCACGCCAAATCCCTATCTTCGAACGAGACCCATCAGGAAAAACTATTATCTCATGGAAAACTTTATAACTCATACCCAAATCCCTATCTTCTCAAACTACTCCTTCTCCTACACCTACAAAAACAATATACCACCAAATTACAAGATTAAATTCAATGAAAACATCCTTTCTAAAAATAATCAAAAAACAAAACGAAAAAAATAGTGATTACTACCATTTTTAAGGGGGGGGTGGCAATTTTCCAAAAATACCCCCCTACCCCATAAAATGGGGGTATCTCCAAAAATTCTCTCAAAATCTCGCTTTTCCAGATTTTCGCGCCAATCAATTAGGCCGCATTTATTGAATCATAGCGTTTTGGGCGCGTGTTCCTTCCATCCATAAAGAAAGTTGTTTGTGTGCGACCTAATAGCTTTTTAGCTGGTCCCTAGCTTGGTTGTATGAAACCGCCGGGTTGGATTTATGGCCACAATTGAGAACATAATTTACATTACATTAAGTAAATGCTCTATATTATGGTGCAACAAGCGACCATCCATAAACTTCGCATCTGCTAAACTTTGATATTTTACGGCGATCATATCCGGTTGCCGCGCTTGCAGCTCTCAGCGATGCGTATCTCTTGCCATTGTACGTATACCATCCGATGAATCTGGGATGATTCTCTCCGGTTTTCTTCTCACTCATAATAGCCCGCGTTACAAGCGTGTGACGCTTCCCGTACCTGTGATGATCCTGCCTTTTACGGTACTTCCTTTCTGAAGTTCGTATGTTCTCGCTTACGCTTATCCACTCTAAATTATCCGCTTTATTGTCAGATTTTATGCCGTTCTTGTGTTTGATCCATATTCTACCTGGATGCGGAGCGGGTAAATATGCAAAAGCAACAAGGCGGTGAACCCCGACCCGCTTATATACATAGTCCGATGTGCGGATGGTTACATACGCATATCCGTCTTTGTAGCTTTGCTTTACTATCTTGCCAGATGTTATATTAAAAATCTTGCGCCCGTCCCGGCTTATGGCATAATTTTCAAAAGTCGGTATCTTCCTCATACAGCAAATGTACAAAAAATGTTTTACGATAATCTCCGAAAAAGTGTTTTGCCGAGAAAAACGCTATTGGCAAGCTATTTTTGCGGTTTTTAGGTAACGATTTTATGGCGTACCTGGCGAATGTAGGCCAGGTTGACTGAGCGAACCCCTTTTTTTTAAAAAAAATACGGTTTTGAGATTTTTTCGGTGTGTTTTGTCGGGGTTTTGCGATACTTTTTTAATTTTGGATGATTTTTCTTTACAAAAATTTGTAAAAATACCCCCACTAAAAAGTTAAAAATGAAAAATTCTCAAAAACTTAGGGATAAAGCAAATGTATGTGGTTATAGTTATGAGCGAGGTCGTTATATATGTGAGAGGTTAGGTAGGTTAGTTGGTGTATATTTTAGGAAGCTTGTAGAGGAGAGTGGGGTTGGATATTGGGAGATTGGTGCGGCGGTTGGGTTACGTGGGGATTTTATAGGGAGGTGCATAAATTACCCGGATAGGATTTGGCGTGGTTCAATGGGCTTTTATGATAGGATGGCGCAGAATTTAGGATTTGAGGATGTGGTGGATTTGATACATTATTGTCGGGAATTGGAACTGAAGGTGGAGAGGGAGAAGGAGGAGATGCGAGGATGTGTAGAAGATGGTGTGTAGGTTGTTGTTTGTATTTTGGCCGCGGTTCAAAAACTGCGTGAAATTTGGGTGTTGGGGTGAAATTGGCGGGCCTTCTTTAGAAGGCGATTTGCCAGGCCTGCGGATGCGCCATAAAAATTACGCAAGGGGACTGCATTGCATTAGAAGCCGATTGATTTATCTGTCGGTAGTTCACAGGTCAAATATACTTATTTACTATGCAAGAAGTCAAGGCAAATAATAATTTTTTTTTGCAAAACATATTTTTGCATCCAATTGTTAATAAAATATTTTTGCCGCTTTTGCTGTTGTAATTAGTTTTGCAAAGTAACTAACTGGTCAATGCTTAAATATATTTTTATTTATTAATTACTCCGAGTAAGGGCGCGGGCATACATTCCTTCTGACCAGTTGGATTACCCCCCGCGACCCCGAAAGGATTTCACATTTTATGGCTAAAGATTGTTATTATTTCCCGCACGATCACCACTCAAGGAACGACGACCGAATACAGGTTTTGCTGATTGATGGTGGCGCAGCGGCCTATGGCATATTTTGGGCTATCATAGAGATACTTCATGAGGAAGAATCTCATGAAATTGAAATAACTGAAATTTTCTACAAATCTTTTGCTAAACAGATGTCAACACCTGTTGAACAGGTGTTGGAAATATTGCGTTTATGCTTAAAATATGGCCTTCTTACTGAAAGGGTTGACGGAGAATCAGTATTTATCCAATCAGATCGTGTTAATAGAAATATAAAACACATTACAGAACTTCAAACCAAAAAGAGTAAGGCCGGCAAAGCAAGCGCCCAAAAACGTGCAGAAAATAAACATTTTTCAACACCTGTTGAACACGTGTTAACAGGTGTTGAACACATTCCAACAAATAAAATAAAAGAAAAGGAAATAAAAGAAAAGAAAATAAAAGAAAACACATTCGAGCTTTTGTTTGACAAGTTTCGAACCCTTTACCCAGGTACGAAGCGAGGGAACTCAACAGAATTCACAAATTTCACTAAAAAGCATTCTGACTGGAAGGAAACAATCAATTTTTTGATGCCTGCACTACAGAAACAGATAGCGCACCGTGCAAAATTGCAAGAAAATAAACAATTTGTGCCGCAATGGAAAAATTTGCAGACATGGATAAATCAACGTTGTTGGGAAATTGAAATTGACGACATTGGAAAGAAAAAAGTAGCCGAAATAAAAAGGCCTGAAGATTTTGATCCGTTTCAGTGGGAGCAGCTTTCGTATGACCAAAAAATTGAAATCACAAAAACGCATTAGAAGCCCTACAAATGATTACAATCTTCAAAGACGGGGTAAGTAAGCAACCATACCCGATAACGCTTCCTAATGCCCTTAAAAGAATAAAAACGGGGCATTCCAAAGCGTTAGTGCTTATGGTCAGAATGGAACCGGACAAAGATCGGCGAAATTTGATAAAAATTAAGCTCCCATCAGTTATTTTCTCCGGCCTGTTCAAAACAAGAGATGATTTAGGATTGATCCGGCATTCTGGATACGCCATTTTGGATTTCGATCATGTAAGAAACACGGAAGAACTCAAAAGAAAAATATTTGAATTTCCGTTTATTTTGGCAACATGGATTAGCCCATCGGGGGATGGTGTAAAAGCAGTTGTAAAAATCAAGAATGGCGAAAGGCACCGGGACCATTACAGGGCATTGCTTAAATTCTTTGAACCTTACGAAATTAACCCGGATCCAAAAAATATCAACGAGTCGAGATTGTGTTTTGAATCGTGGGATGAAAATTTATTGTCAAAAGAAAGCTGTCAGCCGTTTGAGGATGTTATCGAAGAAAAGAAATATGAACGGTTACAGGTAAAGAACGGAGAAACAGACGAATATTTAATATACTCAAAGATAAAAAAATGGGCCGAAAACAGGGGAGAAATATTTATCACAGGAAACAGAAATAACTTCCTTATGAAGATGGCCGCCGCCTGTAATAGAACAGGCGTGAGCAGAGATACCGCCTTCGGGCTTTTGGCCTCTGATTACCTTCACAATACGGACTTCCCGGTAAAAGAACTTCAGCAAATATTGAAATCTGTTTACACCAATTATACCGATCAGTTTGGCATAGCACGTTTTGAAAGTACATCTATTGTAAATAAATTAACAAGCGAAAAACTGGACGATAAAGCATTTGATGTGACATTGCCAGTTGCTGATCTAATCTATTTTAATGAAGTTTCGAACAATATGAAGAACCGGATAAAATCCGGAATTGTGAGGGGGGAAACAACATACTTTCCGGTTCTTGATAATCATTTCAGATGGTTTAGAAAAGAAGTTACAGTTATACACGGATACGGAAATCATGGAAAATCGGCGTTTGCATATCAATTGATGCTGATAAAATCGATAATGGAAGGTAAAAAGTGGGTGGTGTTTAATCCGGAAAACAGCCCGGCGGATATGTTCTACCAGGATATTGCAGAAACGCACTACGGAATGATGTTTAAAGATTGGAATAAGATTGATGAAATAAAATTAAACGAATCCATAGAATTCGTCAATGATCATTTTTATTATATTTTTCCGGAGAATGACCTGCCCACGCCGGAATATATTTTAAAAAGATTTATGGAAACGATAATAAAGCACAGAGTAGATGGTGTTGTAATAGATCCTTTCAATCAGCTATCCCATAAGAATCGCGGACGCAGGGATGATCAATATCTTGAAGATCAATTATCAGACTTTAAAAGATTCGCACAATCTCATGATATATTCTTTATAATATGCGCTCATCCTCATTCACCCAAACCAAATCAAAAAAATACAAAATACGATATGCCGACTGTTTATGAATTAGCCGGAGGAGCTATGTGGAATCATAAATGCGACAATATTATTTGCTATCACCGCCCAAATTACTATATTAATCCCAAAGATAGTTGGTGTCAGGTTGCGAGCCAAAAGATAAAGAAACAAAAGATAAATGGAGTTCCTGGTGTTGTAAACTTTTATTACGACCGATTAAGTGGACGATTTTATGAATCAGCTTTTGAGCCGACTATGATTGAAGTAGATGGTACTATATCGTCATCCTTCCAATCCGGATTCAATATACTTGATAGAAAAACGCAAACAGAGTATGATATAACTATACCTTCAAAAAATGATTATGAATTCTGATTTAACCTATGCAGACAGGATAGGGATTTTATTACTGTCATTAAAAGAAGATCAGGAATTTATTATATCAGAAAAAGTTCGTCCTGAAAACGTGGAACTATTCATAGATATAGTGAAATCGTATATTGACAGATCGTTTGGAAATATGGAAGGATTTTACATTGAATTCAGTAACGATTACAAAAAAATAAGAAAATTTTCTATTTGAGAATGTTTACCGACCACTCCGAAAGTTTGGACTTGACAATTAATTTCAGTTCATCAACTTTTGACAATGGACAGCGAAATGCAACCGTTTTAGTTTGCTCGTTATATTTAGGTTTAGCACCAGAACCTTGCCGTGTGCCTCCTCTTTGTTTTTTAATAATATCTTGCAACGCCACCTTTTTTCATTTTTTTAGCGTTTCTTGCAGTAGCCTTGTTTAATCTCATTTGCGAGTTTTTTGAACCCCACCCTTTCATTGTTTTGTTAGTGTCTATTTCTTTGGGCTTGTTTTCTTTTTTCATTTGTATTCTGTCATCTTCAATTTGATAAACGCTAATATCCGAACAAGTGCAAAACACGGGTTTGTTAGCATAATCAAATCCTGCTAATTCAGCTTTTAATTTTTGAACAAACTCGAAAGGTAATGATGGATAAGAACCATTTTGAAATATTGGCATAATTCTAACATAGCCTTTCATTGACCCTGCTGAATATTTTTTTACTGATGTTTTTAACCCTGTTTCAGTAAGAATTTTTGTTTGAATTTCTGATGCTTTCATTTTGTTGTTGTTTTTAAATCTGATACAAATATACAACACTTATTTTTGATTTTGCAAACTTTTTCAAAGATATTTTTAAATTATTTTCTAAAGTGTTGATAATCAAAGAGAAAAAAATATATAAAATCCACCCTAAAAAATGAAAGTCATAGACCGAAATGAGTCCCACGCCAGCAAATGCAGTTTCTTGGACAAAGAAAAGTTAAAGCATCAGGAGAAAAATGCTGGCAGGAGAATTAAAAGGGGATTGTTTCGTAACTATTTTGTCAACACTCGCAAAAAATAATATATATTTGCACATGAAATATACTAAATTCATATTTTCAAAGAAGTGGCGCATCTGGACTGTCTTCTTTCTTGTATTTGATGTTTTATGCGCTTGGACTATGCTTAATGATAGTTCAAATTGGTATTGGATCACATCCGGAATAGTATTTTTTAACTCCATGTTTATTCTGTTTTCGTATAACGAATACAAAATAGCCAATCCATAATGGCTGAATCTGCTCTGATTTTAATATTTGTATGTTATTCTCTATTACAGGGCTTTATAGATGCACACACATATCATTACCAAAATACCTCAAGTAGTCCAGGGGGGTTGAATCTACACCCATTTCTATCAACAATAAGGGGTTTTATACTTATTTTGATATACTTTATTTGCAATCATATATTATTTATAGTTGGCTTAGTCCTTATTTTTAGTTTTTTCCATAATGGGATGTACTATTTGACACGAAACAAACTTGATCCGAACCTCTATAAAAAAAAATGGATGGACTCATCTACCACCTCTACATCTTTTTTTGAATTTGATTTTGTGGAAAGGATCCTTCTAATGGCCAGTGGAATGGTTTTAATTGCGATGTCATTCATATAGTTTGTGGCTTTTGCTGACATACTCCCACGCCTAAAGGCGGTGGGCTTTCTGGCGAATTACTCGTAATATTCCGTTTTTAATTCGTCTTTAAGATCGTATATAAATATTGCTTTAGGATATATGCTCAACAAGTATTCTTTTGACCCATTATCGTACAAATGATGTATGTCTGGCAACGTCATCACAATATTTTTTTTATAGAGACGGAATCTTGGATATGCCCCCTTGGAAAGCACATGAAGAAATGATGTGGGATGAAAATCTACCCTTTGCCACGTGACCTGACACAGACCCTTTCGTTGCTCATAAATTTGTCTAAATAAAGTAAGCTCTCCAGATGGCTCGCGCTTTTTGGATATTGTTTTTTTCTCCTTTGGCGTAGAATATTTCTTTTCGTAAGGATAAAAGCTATTTGATAGATCAATCATCGGATAGTATTTATTTTTTTCGGCAAGAAAACTCCGATACCTTTAGGTTTCTGATGTATCTTCTTCAATAATATCTGCGACTTTAGATAGTTCATTTACGTCATATCCCTCCTTTTCCATTTCTTCAATTACTATTTTGTTCTTATCCGTAATTTTTGCACCATCCTTTACTCGTTTTAAAACCCTATTGAACCTGTTTATTTTTGCCGTTACTTCGTTTCTATAATCTTCCGGCTGATTAAATCCATAAATCATTGTAAGATATGGAGAATATTCAACCCCTGGTGATTTATTAAATCTTCCATCAAATATAATAAGAGGCTCCTTCGTCGGCATCTCATTAGCAGAAATATAGCCGTGTAATTTCTCCAACTCATTATAATATTGAGATTTTAAAATATCCGGTTGTTCAATATCAAATTCCAGTAAACGACAATCATCACGACAAATATAAGCCACTGAACCCCGTCCGATATTAAGGCCCATTTGATAGTGAAGTAATTGCAATTGATGATTTACCAACGGACCTTTTATTTTTACCCGATCAAACATAAAAGATGAAAGTGATTTTATCTCTTTAACGGATACAGCAATTTCTCCAGTATATTCTAATGACATAGTTTCAATCACATTGTTAAAAAACCATTTAATTTCTTCGCTCATAGGATATTTGTCGAGTTCTTGTCTTGCCTTGTCGTAATCCGGTTTGCCACCAATCAAAAAATCTATCTTGCCTTTTACAGGTATCTTTCCATCCTTTATCCATACTTCCTCTTGTCTGGAAATGACTATGCCGGAGGTATTCAATACCATAAATACAATCCATTCGTATAAGTTTCCTGCAAAAAATTTCCTTTTTGCCCGATCATTTGGAGGATTAGATGGGACTATCCCATTCATTTTCAAATACCTGTCAATGAGTGGGGATCCCATTTCAGATGCCCATGCGTAGTCTCTTGGTTTTAAATCACGGTCTTTTTTTGAAATAATAGTCCGATTCCATATTTCATATAGTGTTTTTCCTTTCATAATACTTTCGGTAAGGAAACCCACTTGTCTTTAGCAAGTGGGATGAATTGCAAGCCGGTATCAAAATGGCAAATAGGCATCTCCTTCAGCTACTTCAACAGGCGGTTTTGATGAATCAAACTTGAATGAGTTTATATAGTTGCAATAGAAATCGCGTTCCATAAGTTTAAACGATTTGTATTCACGATCACCCATTTTTTCCTCTTTTGGGAATGGCTTCCCCATTGGATTTTCTTTAGAAAAGAAATAAGGCAGCTTTCCTTTTTCATCAGCCCTTGGATTGCCATTTTGGTAAATATTCATCCCAATTATTTTATTGCCTTCTTTACCTTCAAAAGAAAACGGGGCAAGCTCAATGGATGTATGAAGATCGGCACATCCTATTTTGGCACAGAACGAATCAAAATATCTTGATTCAACAGGCAGTGAAACAATATATTTTTCTCCTACATCCTCAATGTGAATGTCGAGGTATTCGCCAAAATCCTTTTTTTCTATTTTCATTTCTTTTATTTTACCCGATACGCGGTCGTGGTGAAGCTCCCATGTATCTTGCCCTGCATTTTTGCCCTTTGTCTTTTGACGTGTAACAGCCCCCAGTGTTCCTTTTTCTACGGTCTGAGCGAACTTGCCGCCAATGATCGTAAGATAGATTCTTTTTGATGGCCCATGCCCTGATGTGAGTCCCATAATAAATTGATTTGGTTTATATTGGTTTTAATTATTATTTTTTTTACGTGGCGCACCCGGTTTTCCTGGACCAATTGGCTGAAATAAAACTGAATCTATATACATACATGGGTTTCCACGCTTATTGCGCCCCAATTCAGGAATAATAGTACCCTTTTTGATCCTGCGCCGTATTACTACTCCAGATACATTTGATTTTTTCGCGTATTCTGCTATTGTTAATTTCATGTAATTTTTATTACAAAGATAATATATTTTTTAAGGTAACTACATACTTATCTGACCCACTTTCCTCGTTCATTTTAGCCTCATTTTTCATGCGTTTTTGATGGTCTATTTAGTTCGTTTTATCCTGTTTCTTTTTAGCGATTATTTTCATTGCCGTTTCCAATCAATCTCCCGTACATCCTCCAAGTCCGACCTCAATTCAATGAGAGTGGATTGGAGTAATCCCTGTTCCGCCTTATTGAACTTGGCAGGATGGTCGGGATTGAGTTTGTTTTCAAATTCCGATAAAGATATACCGACCTTAGATGCCAGAAACTCCTTATTCAGATTCCATTTGTCAATCACATCTACTATATCCATTACGCTTGTTTTAAGAGTTTAGTTTTAGAATTAGTGTCAAGAATGAATTGTAAAGGTGTAGTGATTTTACTAATCATATTATGGCTTATATGACCATATATTTGAGTAGTCTTAATCGTTGAATGTCCGAGTAATCTTTGAAGTATGCTCATATCCGTTCCCGCTTCAAGAAGATGAGTTGCATAACAATGACGGATTAGATGCGGGTGAACTCTCTTTTTTATTCCTGCAAGAGAAGCATACTTCTGTAAAAATTCCGAAATACTCCTTTCAGAATATCTTGGAGCATTATTCTGTCCATTGAATAAATACTCCTGAGGTCTATATTCTTTGTAATAGATTCGGAGCAACTCAAGTAAGGTAGGGTCAAGAGTTACCTGTCTGTCTTTTCCACCTTTTGCATCACGGACATTAATAATCATTCGTGAATTATCAATATCGCATATCTTTAGATTGATTACTTCTCCAACTCTTACACCTGTACTATACATTAGGCAAAGAATAGTTTTGTGTTTGAGATTTGAACACGAAAAAATTATGCTCTGCATTTCTTCCACAGAAAGAACAATAGGCAATCTTCTGTTCCGTTTTGCATATTCAATATATTTGAATTTGTTTGGTTGGCGAAGAACATATTTATAGAAACATTTAATTGCCGAGTGATGCGCCCTTTGAGTATTCTGTTCATCAAATTGCCATAGATAGTCCTTGATGTCAGATTCATTAATCTTTATGGGATGCGTTTTCTTCTCATTAAAATAATTCAAAAATACCCCAATACAAGACACATAATTATCAATACTCTTGGGACGAAAGAATTTTCGTTCTAATTCTTTTCTAAACTCGTTCATATACTTGGAAATTTCCATTACTCTTTATCTTAATTATCAATTAGTTACCTTATGTGTAATCTATATTCTATGTTAGCGGAAATAAAATTTAACTGCCAACGCTCTTGGTATTATTGTTTTCATCAAACACTTTATCAAATTGAATTTTCATAAACTTGATAGTTTCTACGATTTTAGTCCTTAATTCTTTTCCATCGCCTTTCCCAAATGAGTAATCGCCCATATCGTATCCTAAATCGTAATCAATTTCTTCCCAAGTTTTATTGAAATCTACTCTACGCATTAGAGCAAATACTACTTCTTTGTCGTTGTTGTATTCCATTTTATTTATTTTTAGTTAATAATTCCTTCGCTCAAAAAGTTAAATTTTACTTCTGCTAACAAGGGGTTGCTGCAATGGCTTGTTCTGTTCTTCGTTTGACATTTGTAGTTTATTTTAAGTTTATATTTTCAAATTAAGTTCATCGGTTAAGGTCGCCACTGACAGCAACCCCCGAACCGTTATAGGAAAGCTGCTACATTCGTGTTCCATTTGACAGTTCCGTTTCAACTTTTAATCGAAAGAATTCCTCGCAGCTCTGCTGCGGGGTGGCTGTTGGTGTTTAGTATCTTTGTGTTGTGAGTGAGCATATTTATAAGAGGCATAATAAAAGCCTATTGTTGTATCATTTGGTTTGTCCGATAAAATATCGGAGAAGTGTTTTGACCGAGGAAGTAGAAAAGAGTTTGGTTGAGGTGTGTACGGGAATAGAGAAAAGATTTGAGATACATTTTATTGAAATTGGTGCAGATGAAAACCATGTTCATTTTTTGATGCAAAGTGTCCCAATGATGTCTCCCAAACAGATTACGCAAACGGTAAAAAGTATCACCGCGAAAGAACTGTTCAGGCTTCATCCAGAGGTAAAACAACAGCTTTGGGGCGGCCAATTTTGGAGTGATGGGTATTATATTAATACGGTTGGCCAGTATGCCAATGAAGAAGTGATTCAGCGATATATCCATGAACAAGGAATCGATAAGAGTGCGTACAAAAAAATTCATAAGAATCAATTGCGCCTATTTTAGTATTGTGTATTTGTATTGATACCTCGCAGCTCTGCTGCGGGGTCATTCATTTTTCCCTCCCCTTTTAAGAAAGAGAAAATGTAAGCGATAACATCAACCGTCCAACCATC